GAGTCATGAGTTCCACAGCAAATAGGTCTGTCAAAAAAACTCACGCTATCAAAATCATTTGTAACTGTAGAATCGTCAAGCCCGACCTCTGCTACCATATCTATTGCATCTAATATTCTAGTGCCGATTGGATCACTACCACTAAACTCAACACCATAAACCTTATCGGTATTAAATACAGCTTCTTGTAAATTCTCTACTTTATCCGAAGTTATCCTATAAGAAACTTCTTCAAAATAAGTTGTATTTGGCGTGTCAGTACCATCGTGTGTGTATGGAACTGTAGTGTCAGATTTTAATTTATAATATTTAGAATCCCCTGCTAAATATTGATAGTCTACACTAGCTATACTTGTTACACCTAGTAAGCCCCCTTGATGTGCATATCCTGTATTTAATTTATTTCTCTCTAAATAATTATCATTGTCTTGAAACTCTTGCAAAATGTCATTCATTCCATCTACTTGTGTGGTCAATCCATCTACTATATCCTGTATTTCGGTATTGAAATTTAAAACTTCTTTTGAAATAAAACTCATCTTTCCCTCCTATCCTATAATTAATGTAGCTACTTCATTAATAGCCCAAGCATATAAACTTTCACCGCTTACATATTCATAATATTTATCTTCATCTGCAAATAAAGTTATGTGGATATCTTTATCTGGCTCATTACCATCTGTTATAGCTAATGCAATAGCTTTGCCACCTCTCACTCCTACATTAGATTTGTTGAATAGAGTTGCAGATTCTGTTAATCCAATTAAAACAGGCGTTGAGTCTAATTCGATCTTTTGTGTTATCATTTAATCCTCCTTATAAACTTATAGTTAAGTCAATTACCCCTCGTTCAGTTTTTATTTCTATTTCAATTTCTAAATTTCTTTGAGGTTTCGATTCATATGTTATGGTAGTCAAATTTTTCATAAAACTAGAATTTGACATAGTATTGTAATTTGCCATAAATGTGTCTAAAGTTTTAGATATAGTTTCTGTCGCTGTGCCATATGCTATACTATTGACAATAGCAGAGACGATTTCAGACCTTTTGCTAACCACATCTAATATTGCATTTTGAAATTCAGCATTGCTAGATAATTTAACATCTAACAAACCACTTCCATCGTCTTGAAATATTGGTATACCGAAATCCGTTCCTAGATACCATTGCCCCAAGTTTGATTCTAATTCATATTTTAAAGCCTGTATCATTTCGTCATCATCTTTTATTATTACACCCCTACCATTCTCTAGGTAAATATCCATATTACCATCAGAATCGAAGAAAGCTTGCAATCCTCTCATATTACCTCCTTATTGTGGTGGCTTTGTAGTACCGTCATCGGGACTTGCATGGGTATATAAATGTGTGTGAGTCGTAAAGGGTATGCCACCTATTTCAGCCTCTGTGCAAGTTATAGTGGCGTTGGTTGCATTAATAGTTGTAGCATTTGTAGTTATAGTGCCATCTGTACCTATCACCACGCTAGTTCCATTATTTATCTCAACTTCACCGCTTGCCTTAAATACAATCTTAGAATTATTTGCTGTATTATATATTAAATAATCCCCTGTGTTATCACTAGACAATTTTGACTCTACATCTGCTCTCCAACCACTTAATACAATAGCATCATCCTCTGAGTGCCTCCTATACACACTTTGATTTTGAGCCTGTCCATAGTAAGATACATTATCTATAGAGGACTCACAAAAGCCCACTATAACCTTATCTCCAACTTTGTATGGGATTCTAATATAGAAATCTCCCGTTCTTTCATAAGATACTAGGCAATTAGGTATGATAGGCGAGGCATAATGCACCCCATTAAATTCTATACTTTCTAAGAGTTGCACCTCTGCCCTCATAGTCGTGGCATCATATGATATTATCTTACCAAGAGCTGTAGTGTGGACATCCCTCAAAGCTTTGCTTATCTTTGCATCTATTAACTGTATTATCTTTCTAGCTTCAATGTTTGTCATAACTACCTCCCTGTCACATGATGTTCGCTATCATATATATTAGACACCTCGAATGTTGTGCTTTTTGATTGCTCTATTATCAATTCTGAGTACATCTCATTGTCAGAAGCCACATGACTACCAGAAACTATTGTATATTCGGACTCATCTATATAGTCAGAGCCTTGCACTATTATATGCCTACCTTCTGCATAATCATATCTAAGCACAGTTTTGATCTTATATTTCTTAGTATCCTCCTCCTCTGATTTTTCTTCTGTAGGGGAGTCAATCAAGCTACCATCTGTTGCAGATACCACAATAGCTTCATAGCCTAATTGGTTTTTAGGGTACATATACACACTATTGTTGCTAAAGTGTAATACTAACCCTGCATCTTTTGCTATTTCTTCTAGGCATTCCCTAGCAGGTTTTCGGAAATACTTACCACCTATATATCTATAAGGAACTCCATCTGTTCTGTTTAGAAAAGATAAATTTCCTACATTCCATCCAGCAGTCTTAATTATATCCTCAGCAACGTAGGCATAAGAAACTCTCTGTGCATATGATTTAGATATAAAATTTCTATTCCATGATGTTGCATCGGGGGTGCATTGCAACTTAGTTACAACATCTCCCCCATCTTCCTTTTCTACTGTTAAGCCATCAACTTTACCGATAAACACATAACCACTAAATCCATCATATCCTGCCTCTATTGTTAGAGATTTGCAATTCTTTAGATAAGCCAATGACGATTTGGAGATGTTGTACAAATCTATTGTGCATTGGTTAGATGTGCTGTCAGCAGAAAATTGACAATTAAAATTTATATCAAAATCTTGATAGCTTATTAATAGTCTAGTATCAGTTTCTATCTTTCTTATATGATTATACGCTTTCATAATAGAATAATTTCACCCCACTATTGAAGTTATCTATAGTAACTTCCTCATATTCGTAGTCAGATGTGCTAGGGAGAATCATTGCATATATATCAGAGCTAAATAGATATGCAAATTTTGCAAACAAATCAATCTCTTGTACCAACTTTATCCCTAATGCCACAGACTCCCCATCTTCATTATATACATTCAAATATAAGTGTCCTGTAGTATTGTTATAAAAGATTTCCAATATGAGGGTAACGCCACTTTCTGTTGTGAAGGTTTTTTTAATTGATTCTAATTCTAAATTGTCTGTATCTCCAAAATCAAAATAGTACATTTAATCACTACTCCCCACAATAAATTTTCCGAGAAATCCTTCCGAGCCACCAACAGCAGTACCAGCGATAGAAGTCTTCCCATCCATAGTTTTGCCATCTTTAGTAGAACCACTTTTATTATTTCCACTAGAATATGGGCCACCTTTTTCTGTATTCACTATGTATTTTGTTATTCCTATTGTGCTAAATCTAACCTCTTGCAAGTTCATAGAAAACTCAAAACCTTTAGTAGATTCAGATTTTTCAGATATGCTTAGGTCTAGTATTATATAATTTGAATAAACCTTTCCACGTTTGCCATCATATACATCACAAAAGTATTTATTTTCATATATAGATATGAGGCTATTCTCTATTCCATCTATATATGATTCTTCTGCTGTCCAATTTCCATTATCATCTTTATTTATATCAGAAACATAGCCACTTATTGCAACTTTATTTGATTGCAAGCTCATATTATCTGTATATTCATATCCAACCTCAGACCTTCTAGTTGAAGCTTTAGCTTGCCTTTCTACATTCAAACTTTTCACACCTCTCAAATAGAGGGTGGAAATGAGTGAAGAAGATAATCCTTCACTATCTTTTTGGTATGCTTTTAAGGTTATCATATCATCCCTCCCTCTGAGATAAAGGCTAAGTCTAGAGTTCTATTTACACTTTTATTGTTTGCCTCAACTATATCTTTTTTGAGTGCTTTCTTGTCAATGTAAGTTCCTTTTATTGTAGTCCCATCTATATGTTGAGTTACATAATAATTATTAAAACCTTTAGAATTTTTAACTTCACTACTACTTGCACTTGTTGGCTTCGGTCTACCCATATTAAAAGCAGAACCTTGATACATAGGACTTGCATTTAAATCATGGACTATGTGCATACCTTTATTTTTTCCACCAAACCTCTCACTCAGCCATTTTGCACCTTCGACCATCTTATTGATTGTCCATATCAACAATTCTATAGCTTTTATGGTGATTATTATAGGGGACATTATTGCTGTCATTGATGCTGCAAACACATTTTTAACAGTATCCATCCCACCTATTGCATTAAATAACTTCATAAATTCTTCCCTAATAGTCTTAGTAGATTTCCATAATATTTTTAATTGCTTTACTAACCCACCTGTAATACCCTTTCCACCATGAAATACAGTCCATAAGTCTTGTACTATTAATCCTATAGCCAATACTGCTATTGTGATTGGCCAAAAGGCTGTGTTGACTTGTATTCCAAAGAGTGCTAACACTTTACCAATAGCCCCAAAGAACCATCTGAAAGGTGTCAACATCTTAGCAAATCCAGTTTTCATAAATTTAGGCATTTTACCAAACCATTTTTTGAATGGAATAAACATAGCAAGGACTCCTCCGTTCATAGTCGATGCAATCTTAGTCATACCTTGCTTTGTGAATACATTTCCCAACCCTACCATGTTCAATATAGGGCCTAGCAGTCCATTAAATAGAGTTCCTAGCATTGGCATTGCAACTCTCATTGCAAGAATAGTTCCTAATATTTTTAATAGTTCTGGATTTAATTTGTTTATGGCATTAAAGAAAGTCGCAACACCATCGGAAATTACAGCTAGTATAGGGCCTAGTATTTCAATAGGGCCACTTATGAGAGGAAAAATTGCAATATAAAGTTTTAGAAATGCAGTTTTAATTCTCATTGCAGTTTCGCCCAAATCTGCCATAAGCTCATTATATTTATTTAATTGCTTATAATAAGCACCACTTACAGTTTTACCCATAGCTTTATTTAATCCGCCTACGTTTTGTTCTAATCCTTCCATGATAGCACCTAGACGTTCTGTTTCATTTCCTGTCTTAATAATTTTCTTTTGTGCGTCCGTAAGGACGATCCCCCATCTTTGCATCTGCCCAAATAAACTTAGTGCATCTGCCTTACCAATCATGTTAGCTATATTTATCATATTACCTTTTGTTGCTTTAGGACCATATACAGCCGAAGCTAAGTCAGCTATTGATTCTAAGTTTGCTCTGCCTTTTTCCCCACCAAACCAAGCATCTGTATCAATTTGGAATGAGGCTAATTGACCCACAGCTAAGCCTAATGCCCTAGAAGATATAACACCTTCTTGTGTTACAGCTTGGATATTTTTTCTCGCTTCTGCTAGAGAATTGGCACTAGCTTGTTTAAATTCATCAAAACTTTTAGCACCACTCTTAGCCATACCTTGCACAGTTTTTTCTCTAAATTTCAATGCAGTAGCAAAGAATGTTTCCTGTCTGGTAAGCCCTTCTAATTTATATTCATATTCATCAATAGACTTATTAGCCACACCAAATAAACCTCTAACCATTCTCATCGTTGCAAATAAACTAATAGCAGACTTTGCCATATTTGCTAAACCTTTTGCACCGCCTAGAGCATTATATTTTGCCTTTCCTAGCAAATCCCGTATTTCTTTAAGGTTTGAGATCATAGCTTTACGTTCAGACTTTTGCCTAGTCAAGTTTGACAATATATCCTTATCCAACTTTAAAGATTGAGCTTTAGATTGAAGTGATTTAAGCTGTAATCCATGTATTCCTGCTACAACAAGTCTAGTAGATGTCAACACCATTGCATTTAGTCTATTTACTTGATAACCGTATGGGGAAGTTCCATATACTGCATTACCTTTCTTACCTTTAAAGGCAGGGTCTACGCCACTTCCATGAGCACTAGCCATTCCAACTCCAGACTCTTTGGATTTGGCTTTAACTTTGTCGATAGCCTCGCCTATCTTATTTATTCTACTTACTGCTTTGAAAGTTCTTATGCTATTTAAATTTTGATTAACCATATTGACATTCTTACTAACATTTCTAACCATATTCGTTACATTATTTCTAAAGTTAGTAACTTGACTATTGGCACTTTTAAGACCAGCTAAATTCATATTCAAACTTACCTTAAATGCCAAGTCTCTTATAGTTTCTGCCATAACTCACCACCTTTATTCTAAAAAAATAAGGGCATCTCTGCCCTTTATTCTGTTGTCTTATTATCATTTGTTATTAATATGTATGCAAAGGCTTCATATAATTCATCGGGAGACATTTCATTAGCTTTGTCTAAACCAAACGCCTCCCCAACTCTATATATAATCAATTCCTCTGGTGAATTGTTGAGATTGTGCTTATACCTATCAATATCAATAATCTCTTGACCATAACCATTTTTTAAGGTATACTTAGGCTTGGAAATTTTCTTGAAAGAAGTTGTACACATCCATAAGTGTACTCACCTCAATCTTCTCTTGAAAGAGATCTGGTATCTGCATAACTTCTTTATACTTTAGATCATCTATATCTATTTTCTCTTCTGAAAGAGCCAGTATAGAGTCTATCATACCCTCTGTATTAGGCCTTAGAATTACATTTGAAGGATCTTTTGGGTCTTTTTCAATCTTAGCCGACTCAGCTATTATTTGTAAAGACTTTTCTGCTGTTATTCCTTTGAGTGTAATATTTCTTTCACCTATTGCAATATCTATTTCAGATGGGACTTTGCAGATGCTGTTTATATCATTTTGAGGTATTATAAGCTTGCATATATCCCCTATATATCCAGCTATGTCTACTCCACCATCTAGAGTTGTATTTTTTGATTCCATTTTAATTATTTCTCTTGTAGATGGGATTCTCATGGCAAGCTCGCTTGTACCCACCATGAAGTCCATATACTTTTTCTCATTAAGTTTTAATTTTGCAACTACTCCCATATTCTATATATCCTCCATCCTTTTTAATACATTCTTAGTTTTTCACATATGTATTCAAACTCTACCGTTCCGACTTCTTTTGCTCTAGTGAAGTCTGGCTTTTTCTTTAGTTTACAATTTATTCCCAATGCTTTACCATTTAATGTATTGGGGTCAAATATTGCAATCTCGTATGGTATTTTATTTTGTAATGCCAATGCACTTAAAACTTCAACTGAATCCGAGTTGTGCATTAATGTAAACTTTATAGTTCCACTTTCATTTGGATTTTCGTTAAAAGTTCCCATTCCATCATTTGAAACTGTCAATGTGTTCTTATCTTCTACAAATGCACACTCTACGAATGTGTCAGTTCCGAATCCCTCTATTTGTAACCCACTCACTATGCAAAGTATCTCTTTTGGATTATAATTTTTAGCCAATTTTTAAAACACCTCCATTACTTGTTGTATTCATTGATTATAACGATAGTATAAAGCTGATTTCTACGCTATGAACAGCTCCCTGTATAGTCGCATCCACTTCTATTCCAGTCCACTTTCTGTTTGCTTTGTCATTAGTTAAAAGGTCGTCTGGCGATGGAACTGTTATAGTAGTTTCTTCCGCTACTAGAATTCCCATAGTGTCCGCCACATTTATGACAGTTTGGATTGCATTTGCAATCAACCCTTGTCCTATAGCAGTAAATGGAACTTTATCTCTATTCATAAATAGAAGTGCAAGCTCTTCTTGAAGTCTATATTTTAGCCAGTATTTAGCTCTAGTTATATCAAGGTAGCCACCATTTGTAGCAGTTCCTTGTTGAGTTATACCTCTACCATACTCTTCTGTGAATATATTAACAGAATCTGCTAGTAGTAAAGTTTCGTCTGCCCCATCGTATTCATTCACAACTATAGTATCTGGAGTTTTTAAAGCCCATGTAGCCGAACCTGCATCTTTTGGAGCCATTAAACCACAAATTCCACTCGCTAGATATACTTGTGCCCTAGCCTCAGTTCCTCTATGAGCAAACACTCCTGTATTTTCTGTAGCCATGCCTTGAGCCATTGATATTATATTTGCTACAGTAGTGTCGTATGCAGGTGTACATATACACATTCTATCATTAGAAGCACACCAAGTTGAGATTGAGATAAGTTCTGCTGTTGTAAACCCTACAGGTACTACAAAGAAGAAATCTCTTCCTGCTACTGTATCTAAAGAGCCTGCTACATCTAAAGTTTCTAAATCTCCGAATAGTGCTACAGTTTGACTTTCTTGTGCTAAAATAGCTGATATGGATTTATAAGCCTCATCCGATGATACTAGAGATGAGAATGTTGCCATTTCATCACCCTCAGAATAGGCAATGTCTTTTTCTTTCGTAAACACCAGTATTTTGTTTAGACCAACTTGGCTAATAGCTGTAGTTCTATCCTCAAAACTGATTTTGATTATTTCTGCCATTTATTCCTCCCTTATTAATTATTTATATTTAAGTTTATTCCATCAATCGAAGTTGCATAATCTGTTTGAGAGATTAATATGTCACTAGTGTTGAAGTCTATAGAGAAATACCAACCAACCACAGCTCTGTCATTTTCTTCAATCATACTTTGAAATATTCTAGATAAACTCACCACTTCTATGTCACCATTTAAATGCTTTATATAATCATTAGAATAATATCTATGAATCTTATTAATTGTATTGAAAATTTTAGAAGATGAATCTTTGTCTGCAAATATACTAAATCTATATACAACTCTAGGAATGATCTCAATTTGTCTTTCTAAAAGGTCTAAGTCATCCCTATACTCATAATCACTTGCATAATTATATTCATTATCAGAATAACCCACTACGCCATGAATGATTCTAGGAAAGGATAGATTTTCTTGTTTTATACTATAAAGGGTGTGTTCGGCTAATATTTGAGTGTCTGAAATTCCAACCTTGTCTACTAATTCATTGTAAAAGTTTACGCTAAGTTCATTTATATCTATCATTAACTCACCTCTAGTCCAGCATAGAATATTCTAAAGTCGGTCAGTCCATTTTGGTATGGTCTTTTTCTAGTGATTTCATATCTATCACCATCAAAGTCAAACTTGTCTCCAATCCCAATTTGATTTTCCTCTTTGTCTAATATTCTAATTTTTAATAATCCTCCCAATGAATTTCCAATTCCAACACTATCCATATCTTCTTTTTTTGCATTGGTAACAGTTAAATATGTGGTGAAACTTGAATCTACATTGACAGGGATACCGCTTACTATTGATTGAGAACTTCTATATATAGTATATCCAACCTTAGTCTCATCTAGTAAAGTTGCCATATTAAATTCCATTATTTCAACCTCCTAGATTTGATAGCGTTATACATTTCCATAGTGTCTTTGAGTGGTAAAGCATGACCCTTTTTAGCAATCGTAGAATCTGCAAGCTTTACAAATCTACCCATATTAATTCTATGTTTGATTTTGTCTACCATCTGATTCATCATATCTACCATGAATATATTAGGGTCATTCCCTCTTTTTAAGTTAGCAATGACTTGTCTTTGCATCCATTTCTCATTGTCAATATAGGTAGGTTCTACAAATGGTCTTGATGGCACTCTAGGATTAGGCAATTCATTATAAATTCCCTTTAGAGTAGCTTCGGGGTCTAAATCTCTAAACAACCCTGTGGCTATTTCAATTTCAACAATATCTCCCATAGCTAATATTTCGTTTAACTTGCTTTGGTCATCTGTAATCTCAACTGTAACACTATCCATTAAACCCACGCCTTTTACTAGAAAAAAACTTCTTAGGCTTTTCTCCAGTTTCGACCTCTAACAATTCCCTTTCTAGCATCCTCAGAGCCTCATATAGCTCAGTTGCACCTTTGAAGGTCTTTTGCATGTCATCTATCTTTACACTTTGTAATGGAGAGGCTATTGCTATTTTTATTTCTTCAATATTCAACTGTATCTCTTCAACAGTCCTAGCCATTTAACACCTCCTATACTTTTTTTCTAAATTGAGTTATCTTCTTAGAGTAGGCTCTAACATAACTTCTTAACTTTTGACTTAAATTAGATTTATTAATATCTAAGTCAGCTTCTAATCTAAGCATATCAGCAGAGATATCCCCTACATTGTATTTAGCTAAGACGGAATTTAATTCATTCCTCTTTTCTATTTCTATCAATTCCAATCTCTCTTGCTCTTCTCTAAGTTCAGTTATTTTTGAGATTATTTCATCACAAATATATTCTTTCGAACACTTAGCCTTTATATATTCAATAGCATACGAATTTACTATCTCTGGAATTCTTAAAGACCTTTCTCTATCCAACTCATCAATTTTAGATTTCAAATCCATTATTTCAGACATATTCTTAGATATTTGTCTATTATTTTCATTGATTATTTTATTCTTTTCTTTTATTTCAGACTTCTCTTCATCTGATTGCTTTAGTACAGTTTTCTTTTTTATAACTTCTATTTCAGCACTTCTATTCTTATTTAATTGCTCTAGAGTTTTATTTCTAGATTCTTTTTTATCTATCTCAGACTGAAATTCACCAATCTTATCTACCAATATTTCAAAGGGGAGATTGGCAACATCCTCTTCTGTCGCCTTTATTTTTTCTTCTAATATTGCAATAGTTTCACTACCATCCATTTCTATACCTAGTTTAGTAGCCTCTGCAATAAGGTCATCTTTTCTTGCCATATATCCTCCTAAAAATTAGGGAAGGAGAAAACTCCTCCCCTTATTATGTTAGCCTAGTATTGTAGATAGGTCTGGATTTTGGTAAGTTGCATTACCGATGTACATTACTGCACCTGCACCTTTTTCAACTATACCCATTCCTGTTTCATATACCATAAATTCGGCTCTATTGTTTGTTCTAACTACTTCAAAGTTGTTAAACTCTCTGATAAGTCCTCTCATATCTTCCTTTTCTGCTTCTTTGTGATATAAGAAGAATACTGTAGGGTCAAAGCAAAGAACATAGTTATCTGGAAAGTCAGTTTCTGGTATTGTTACATAAGTCGTGCTACCAATTTTTGGAGCAAACTCACTAGAAACTTCAATAAGCTCATTCTTTCTAACTTCATCATACGTGAATTGATCTTCATAGTCAGACCAAGTATTTTCATTGGCAACAACTACGAGTCCATTTCTACCGTAACCTTTCGATCTTACTTTTTTAGTTATTTCTTTGATGATTTGGTCATCCATTGCTGTCTTACCGATGTAGTGAGTTTCAGCATTAGTGAATGTTTTAAGCCCATTTGGATATGGAACTAGTTGGTTAGCTGTAGCAAATGCAGAAGTGTCTCTCCAAAATGAAGGTGTGTGCTTTGATTCATCTGTAGGTAGTGTGATAAGTGCATCTAAAGCTAACCCTCTTAGTAATTTCTTATAAGCATCATAAACATCTGATATGATTTTATCTACTATCATTTCTTTATTTTTCTTAAACATTTTTCTGTCTACTTCCACAGCACAATCGTAGTCGTCATATGGAATAGTAAATTCTTGTAGTATAGGTTTGAATGATTTACCCATTGTGTCCCATGCACCTTTTTTGAAGCTTGCTCTTGAGTACATTTCTACATGAGTTGCATCCGAACCTCTTCTAGTTACCATTGAGAATAGTGGGTCTAGAGTTTCAAGGTTATTTATTGCAATCATCATTACGTCTATCTTTTCGAATAAATCTAAAGCCTCAAACCACGCTTGTAGATCATTAAATGTTGCCATACCTAGTTCTTGCATCACTGGAGCATCTGCTGTTAAATCTTCTAATACTCTGTGTGATAATGAATATTTAAATGCCATTTATTCCTCCTTATTCAATGTATTTTAATTACGCATTAATTAGCGGTCTTATTACAAGACAAGCCATGTTAGATAAAGACTTATTGGCTACTGAATCAGCAACATAATAACCAACAACATACTTAACTGTACCAGCGACATCTGAAAGCTCTCCTGCTGTATCAGACAGATAAATTGGTGTTCCTGGAGCTTTTGCAGTGTCCATATACACAAGTGCATCTCTAACTGCTCTGAAAGTTTGATTTGCATCAACTTTAGCATACTCTCCTGTTGCAAATCCAACATATCCTACAGGTGGAAGAGTACCATCCGCAGACGATGCTTTTGCACCTCCAGCAGTAACTACCTCACCTCTTTCTAGTGCTACAGCAGACACGATAGGTATACCTTGTCCCATAACACCTTCAAACCAACCAGCTTCATGTGAAACTGAAATTATACTTAGCTTAGCCATTTCTACCTCCTATATTATTTTTTTTTAAATAAATTTCTGAACGTTGATAATGTTTCAGATTTTTTCTTATCCTCAAGTTTGATGTATTCTTCTGATTCATTCAGAGTTAGCATAGCTTTTGCTATTTTATCTCTATCATCTTTTTTGATATACCCATCATCCTTGATTAGTCTTTCCTTAGCCTTAGAGGACACTTTTTCGATCAACTTCTCAATAGAAGCAACGTCTTTGAAATTCTCTAAATCTTCCATGTCAATTCCGTACTTTCTGACTACCTCTTCTTTTTTAGAAGCAATAACTTCTTGCTCTTGTAGTTCTAATTTTTTTCTAATTGACTCAATGGAATCTTCAATTTTATTAGGTTTTATTTCTTCTTTGACCTCTTTTTTAATCTCCATTGCCTCGCCTAAAGCTAATTTAATCTGTTCTTTTATGTTTAACTGCTCTAAGGTTTTTCTAACCTCCTCAGATACAAGTGTTGCTACGTCTATCTTTTCCTCTTTCTTTTCGATTACCTCTTCTTCTTTTTCCTCTATCTCCTCATTAAGATAATAAAATTTATGATTTTGTAACTTTTCCATCTATATCCTCCTTGCTAGTATTTAACTGTTCTTTATTTCCTATTGCTTTTGTTTGTAAAGCATTATTATTTACGTTTGTATTGTCCTCTGTCAAATCTTGCCTACTTGCAAAAAAGTTTCTTATTTTCTCTTTTTCTCTGTTTGACAATTCTGGCATATACCTACTCCATATCCATTCATCATCTATAAGACCAAGATTCAATCCTAAAGTTCCAGTATTAAATACTTTTTCTAGGTCATAAGGTAAAATTTCTACAGGTGGTATGAGTGATTCGTCTGTTAATTCTTTTCCATTTATCTCTAACAATAACTTTGCTATTTTATTTAGTGATTTTTTAGCATATGCTGTTATAATTCTAGCAGTTGCTATAAATTCAGAAGATGCCACTTTTGTAACAGCAGAGGAATCCGTACCATACATCCGTTCTCTCAATGTAGGTGTAGTCAATCCGCCTGTCTTATATATGTCATCTCTTTTATAATTCCTATGGTTATCCAAGTATTGTAATTGCATATCAGCAGTGGTGGGTTTAAATTCCTCATCCCCTTCTAATCCTACAATCTCACCTGCACCAAATGTAGCATCTGACCAATCTCTCATAGTGTTCTGTATAACATAAACTGGATTGGAGTGCATATTGATTAGATTTTCAATATTAGTGTTAAGGTTGTCTAACTGTAGTTGTGGCTCGACTAATTTACTAGCTAAAGGTTTTTCATTTTCAGAATATCCTTTAAACTCTACGATAGGCAACATTCCATATTTTTCAAAAGGATTCTCTTCTATTCTGTCTACCATATCTGGCAATCTTTCACCCGATATAGCTCTAAAGTAAGTTTCAATCTTATCTATAGTGTAGACTCTTGTATACAGATACTTGACTTCCTCATCGCCATTAATATATGTAGTTCTTTTTTCTTGGGTAGTTATCTTCTTTACATTATCTGTAAATATATCATATTCAACCCACACATTTTCAGATGGTATAATGTCCATATCAAATATAACAAATTTATCTACATCGCTAGATAGTTTAGGTCTTAATATAACGTAGGCATTTATCCCTAACAAGTTTTCCATATATATCTTGTGTAGAATCTGCTTCAAATGAGAACCTTCTATTAATGACTTTCTAATGAAATCTGATTCAGTACCTGTTGATGAAAATTCAGATGGTATTTGTGCTGTCAACTCTGTAATAATATCGTGAAAGTCTTGAGTAGGATAATAAGCATCAATAGGCAATTTCTCATTATCAGATAACTTATCATCAATAAATCTTTCAGAGAATCTTTCAAATCTCTTGTATACGTCTGGATTGTACAAATCTTTGTTCAATTTAATTAATTTATGAATAGGTTTTTCTCTTAGAGTCTCGCCATTAATCTTTATCTTCCACACCCCTCTTTCTTCTATATTTGTTTGATTTGAATAACTTTTTGCTAGAATAAGCTCTTTTAGAATTTGAAAACTTCTCCATCCTCTTTAAGATCATTCCATCATCCATCAGATTTAAATTATAAGTTCTATATTGCTCTTTAGTTATAACGCCACAAGAAAAACTTTCCTCTTGGACATTAGACACTTTATAAGATGAGTTTATGTGGATTTCTGTGTCTGTGATATATTTGACAGCCAACTCACACCTTTCTTTATCATAGTAGAAGTCGTATATATTTTTTATAAACACATATTCCCATTCCCCAATTTTGTGATTGAAGAATTTTACTTTTGCATCAAATACATGATAACTAGTCAACTCATTCACCTCACCATAATAGATACCATTTAAGTAGTGACAAAAAAAGAGGAAGAGAATAATTATCTCTTCCAACTTCTTTTAAATCTAGAATTGTCTCTTTTTGATGTTAAAGCTTTTTCACCTGTAGTGTGAACATTTGGATTAAGTAACAGACAAGCAGACGAAAGAGCCGATGCGAACACCGAGTCGTCATTTAAGTATTTTTCATTAGTCTGTCTGTATTCAACCTTAATCATATCATTGCTATCTTTAATTTCATTTCTACCAAATTTTGCATGTTCATGTACAAATCTAATCCAATTAGATTCTTCATCAAACTTGTCTTTATTCTTGATATACATATTTCTAAGCTGTTCATCATTTTTATACTCATCTTGAATTTGTGGCATAATTTCTAATCCCGATTGTATTCTATTGTAATAATGCTCCAATATTTCAAATCTATTTTTGTTATTAAATACAACAGGAAAGATGTTCTTCTCGTGCAGTTTGGTGTACCTCACAGCTCTCATATTCTCTATGAGATAGTCCCCTGCACTCTTACCTACCCCTGTCTCATCTATTGCGATAGCGGACACGCCATAGATTCTTATCCATTGAAATACAGATTTCATTTGATTATACACAGAATCAGACTGTTTAGATTTAGTAGGATTCATCACCATTCGAAATAATAAGTATGACTTTCTATCCATTCCATATCCATTCTCAATAGCTTTGATTGTTAAATCCGAAATATCGCCCGAAACTGCTACATCAAGTCCTGCTACTATAACAAATCTAGGATTATTGATAAATTGATGTGGATTATAATATTGGAATATACCTATATCATTCAATTCATTCATATCAAAGAATGAGGAGGTTTTCTTAGACAGGAATAAATTATCTCTCTGTGTAGCAAAAGATATGTCCTCTCTATTATTACCTACTGCATTTAGATGTGTAGAAATCGCCATCATATATTTAGGGTCGGATTTTACCATATATTCCCAATGATTTTGATAATGTCGTCTACCATAGAAGTATAGATTTTTAGTTTCATCCGAACCTTTAGTTCTTAATTTAAAACCTTTTTCATCGTGATCTATTGTATCTAATTCTCTATTTTTAAAGCAATAATCTTGGAACTCACACCATTTATCATTTGCAGATGACAACATAAGGAATACACCCGACCTAGTAGTTGTGGTAGGTAGCATATTCTGTGTGATTGCCCTTCTCGACAGGAATTTAGCCTCATCCGCCATCAATAACGAAATACCGTTGCTTTCGCAATACTTTAACACTCATTTAAGAGTCGGACTAGACTATCTCTTTAACTCTATTATGTTTCCATTTAAAGGGTTTATTTTATTTGGAATTTCAGATAATTTAAAATGTTGGAATATATAGCTTTTATAGGTTCTCATTTTTCTTTTATATTTTTTTAAATTATTTGATTGCGAACAAGAATTGATAGAGTCTGGCAACAATCCTAATTTCTCACCAGAAAAACTTTTAGATAAATCAATAGAAAGTAAATTTCCATTTAAATCAAAACAACACAAACACATTAAGTCTTTATTATTTTTTCTAACTATGTGAAAATTCTTTTTTTCTACATACGTTAAACCGTTTGTGCCTTTAATAACACTATTATTAACAAGTGCTTGTCTTGAATTATCTCTCGACTTCCCATTTTCCTCTAAAAAATTTTTATATTCTATATTATTTCCAATCCTTTTAATAACACAATCATTTAATATATCGTACAAATAAACATCATTCACACTTTCATCTTCTACTAAGATATTCTTAATAACCTTATCGTCTTTATAATAGCCAACAAAAACATATCCTATATTAGAAATTTTTTTAATATGCCCATCAAGGTTATATTCTATATTTTTAGTAGTGCCAGTATAATCATATTTTATTGTAGCTTGTCTACGACTTGTAAGGACTTCAATCAACTCGCCTTTATTGTTATAAACGCCAACTTTCCAATTATTAGAATTACCACCTCTTGATGTAGGGGCATTATTATATCCATATTTAGAATTATAAGATTCGTATTTATTTATATAATCCTGTTCTAAATCTAATATGTCATCATTGGAATATTTGCTGTCAGTCATATCTTTTAATAAAACGAACTCTAATATATTTATTCCATTTTTATTATAATCATCTTGCATTGACAAACAGTGGTGTATATTATTCTTTAATTTAGATTTGTGTTTAATCCATCTAGCCCTAATGCATGTTTTCGAAGAGCCTATATACACCTTATTATTTTTTATATTTTTAATACAATAAACACCTTTTTGTAAATCTATCCATAATTACCTCCAAATTATATTTTAGAGGGAGTTACTTGGCACTACCCAACAGGCATTTCATCCTGTCGGTCTCTATATCATTCTATATTGATATAATTTAGTCGTTACACTCTTCCTCTATTGACACATTATAACATATTTTTATAATATTGTCAAATAGATTAACAGCACGGTATTACCATATCCCGTAGGACTTAGGCTCGCTTACATCCCACTATGTCGCCATAGCAATCATCGTTACCGAAGGGGAAACCGTTAGCCATGTGCATACATGACACCCTATATTTATAGGTTCACCAAGTTACGTAACTATTATTTTAATTACAATGTAATCCCTCTATTGAATCCGCTCCCAACCTATAGAAGATGGTGGCGAATCTTGCACCATTAGAGGTTATTAATTGAGTTTCACTCACGTTATCCTTAATTTGAACTAGATTGAGTTCTGAGGTTTCGGATTTCTTATCTGATATAATACCTACAGTTTTTGATACACTCATAAAATCTGATATATTATCATAGAATCCCGATAATTGCTTTTGAGTAGGAGCTGATATTATCATAACAAAATCAGTATTAGAATTGTGTAATATATAAGAATCGTGATGTAACGTAATGAATGTTCCAACAACGGACAGGGTGTACGTTTTTCCACTTCCTCTACTCAATACCAATGTATATATCGTATCTGTAAGTTCATTCTTAATTATAGCTTCTAATAGAAAGTTTGCTAAATCCTCTTGATAGTCATATAGCTTAGGGTCTATAGCTCCACTTTCTCTCTTAATCCTCTTATACCATTGATTCATATGCTCCTTAGCCATTATAACTAAATGATTATAGATAGGCTCTAATATCCCCCACACTCTAGAGTTGACACTCTTTACATATTCAACATCTTTCTCTGGCATATTGCTCAATCTTAGATCACTCAGATATGACTTTACTACATTATGTTTACTAGCTAATATTTTTATTAGCTCATCTGCATCTTCTGTGGTTTTGACTTCTTCTATCAATACCTCAATAGATTTGAGCTGTTCTATTTCCTCTCGTGATAGTGATAAATCCAACATTATTAATCACCTCTAAGAGAAGATAAGTTCACCTTTCCATACTTCCTAACTTCCTCTCCTCCAATTCTATCATCCTTAATCTCTTGGCTTTTGCCCAACTCTTTCAAATTTACACCCATATCTTGCAATATTTCCTTCTTCATTTTAATAGCTTCTCTTTGCTCTTTAGCAAGTCTCTGCATTATGCTAGTCTTCTCCTTTAATGGAATCCTTCTGTCTTGAGAACTAACAACATCTGCCATAAGCGAATCTAGGTATGCTAATTGAGTATCAATTCTGAATAAGTTATATTCATAGTCTTGCTTTATTTCCATAGATACTTTAGCCATTTCATTTTTCACTCTTGTGAGAATTTCTTCACGAATATCTCTAGGAGCATTTTCCATAACCATATCTATGCTATCCTTTATTGATGTAGCAAAAGATTGTTCATATTCTTTAATTTCATCAATTTCTAACTCTGCATTTAATCCATTCTCGATCATTCTTCTAGCTAGGATATTGCTACGAATCCTCTCGTGTGCCATTTCCCTTCTTAGAGATTCTTCCACATGCCATTGAAATATTAGATTGTGTGCCAACTTTTCTTTTGATACAGCTTGGTAGTTAATTCCCCTCAAACTATTGATAGTTAATGGATTGTCGGGCTTCTCATAAATTATTAATGGTGCTACATTATTTAATGGAACTTCATCCTTGCTTAAATAAAACCTCTGATATTTCCTTTCCGATGCTCTGCTACTGCTTAACTTTCCCATATATCCTCCTTTATAGTGTAATAAAAAAGACTGAGCAATAAACTCAGCCATTACTCCTGTATTCGATTATTATGTTAATATTGATGGTTGGACTTATTTTTCACTCTTTGCCTTGAGCATTTTCCTGTTATATTTTTTAACGCCCACAGGAGGGTGCTTTAACCATCCGAATAGCATTTCGTTGGTGGTCGGTTACGTGACATACTCTCACCAAGTTATCTTTTGTTACCACAAAGTCTTTCTATGAGGGAGTTCCTTGTTACAGGCGACTTGAGTCTGACATATACTTATTTATAGTTGCAATATTCCCTACAGTGACAACTTATACTCACAAGTGGGCGTAAGGATTAATTCCCCTACCATATTACAAATAACCACTATATGATTTTAATGAAAGGCGAGGAAGGAATCGAACCTCCACCACAGATAATCAATTTTATCTGAACCCTGCCATTTGGGTAACTCACCTATATGAAAAGGGATGCCAATTTTACCCTCCATCATCCCTTAAATGGAGCAACTATATATATTAGGAGGTGATTCAAATGAACAAATTAATTATAACATGTTAATGAAAAAAAGTCAAGTAAAAATTATTTTTTAAGGGGTGGGTAGCTAGAATATACAAATCCTTTTTACGCTAGCTACCCCAAGCGATTTAAAAAGGATATATGAAAAAGAGAGATGAGGAGTCAACTCAGTCGACTCACATATATAGATACCGATTCAGTAGTGACAAAACTCAATCCCTCAAATGTTGTATAATATAACAAAATAAATACAATTTTATGCTTGAAACTCCTTTTTTATTCTTTGAACGATATACACTTGACCTTTGCCTGTAACTTTAGGTGTGAATGATATCTTCTTTCCGTATGCAGTATTGTATACACTCTCTATGACAACAAACAACCCCAAATCTATTCCTTTTTGAGTAGGAATATTTTTACACTTTTCAATTAAACTATTTTCTCTAAGCCAAGCATATAATTTCTTCTCACCAAATTTAATCCCCTCATTTGCTAATATTTTAGACACGTCTCTTACTAAAATACTATCGGATGACCTCTCTATAGTTTCTGCAAATTCAACTCTAGGTTTATCTATTTCAATTTTATCCAATAAGGGTTGCTTTTCTATTTCAACTAATTTCTTATGAGCATTTACAACCACCATTTTGTCATCATCGAATAAGTCTGCTAACAGCATTTTCTTTTTATCCACTTCTAACAATCGCCTTTCACAATCAATGAAATATTTTCTAGCGAGCTTGCCTTTCTCATTTCTTTGTATCATAGATATTTCTTTAGCCATACTAATTTTAATAATATAGTCCTGTAGTTCAGTATTTGCAAGGGTGTTAAAAGTTTTACACCCTACATAATCCACATCTTCTTCAAAGCCATATGCTAATTGTCTGTTAAACCAAGAACTAAACCTTTCGGTATTTTCTAAAAATTTATGCAATTCTCTTCCGCTGACTAACTGTTCACCTTTTTCATTTATTTCAACTTTTATTAGCTCCATTTTACCCCCCTTAAATATTGTATAATATCATCATTTAAATACAGATTTGTCTTTGACCTAGTAAGTGCTACATATAGTAAATTTAACTCTTCTCTATGGCTTTCAAGATATTTCATGGCATTTTCTAAATCGCCACTATATGCCATAGATGTGATAGCCTCCTTTAACTCACATAGGTTAATTAAATCTTTTTCTAATACCACGCCCTCTCCCATAATAGTCAAGCCTTTAGACTTATGAGCTGTGGTGAGTATAATGTCCGCTTCACTCATTTTATTGACAGTATATTCTTTAATTTTTTCCACACCATCGGGGATTTTCTTATTATAAGTTTTGACAATATTAATTAAAGTATTTAATTCAACATCATCTGTTTCGTCTGCACATTCCACCATCTCCCTCCATGATGAGAATTTAGATAGCATTGGCTCTTTTGTTTTTCCTGTCACCATAAAATAATATGCCGATCTATATAAATCTAATTTATATCCTCTAATGCCACCTATAAAATAGATTCTACGACCTCTCTCAGCCGATTCTAGAGCATTTGCAAGCACAGTTGAGTTTCTCCTACAGATGACTGTTATACCACTCTTAGAATGGATGTCAAGGCTTTTGTGAGAGTATATGTTGTGATTTTCATTCAAGCCTTTCATATCTAAATCCTCATTGAGAAATTCTTTATAGATATAGTTGCAAATTTCAGCAGTTCTCTGTCCCACTCTGAATGAGTTAGATAAAGCATATCTAACACCTTCAATTCTGTTAAGTGCGTTCTTTGCACCATTCCAAGAATAAATTTGTTGGCGAGAATCCCCAGTTACGAGTTTCTGTTTACATGTAGCATTTTCAATCAAATTGATAGACAACCGATTCAGATCTTGTGACTCATCTGCGATAAGAACGTCATATACGTCACCTAAGTTTGGTTTGGACAAATGGTACAACTTGAGATAAAAGTTATGCTCAATCCCCACACCACTATTCACATCTTCTTTCTTCTTCCATAACTTATTAGCATATTTTATTAAATTCTTCTTCATGGTGGTGTCATTTTTATACCTAGAATCCACCGCTTCGTCTAGCGAATGAAAATCGGAAGTTAAATAATACTCATATATTTCCAATATTTGACTAGCAAACTCAAAATCTTTCTTTCCTAATCTTAAATCACTTATAACATCTGCAACTCTATAATTTCCTCTTAATAATTTATTTTTATATTTATTCCCAAATTTAGCATATGCTAAACCATGTGTGGTTTTTACAGTTACGTTGGGAAGATGTTTAAAATCACACTCTGCCTCTTTTTTCATACTAGAATTGAATACACAATATAATATTTTTTTATCTTTTCTAACCTCTGCAAACCCAATAGCAGTGCTAGATTTACCGCTTCCACTTACCGCTTCTCCGATTATAACAGGTTCATTGCTATTTATTATTGCTAATTGTTCATCAGTATACTTATTCATACCCACCCCTATTTAATGATTATTATCTCCAACATCTACTGGTAAAAATGCAAATTTCTTTTTATATTTCCTATCTTTGAGTTTAGGTTTTTTAATTTTCATTACATTCCACCTAATCCTAATCCCATATTAGGCAATGGTATGTTATTTAGATATTCATTATACATATCCATAAATTCGTCATATGATATTAACTCACCATTTAAATATATCTTACAATCCTTAACATCTGCATGTAACACAGCTATCTTGTCACCTAAATATATAGATGAAATTGTCTCAATAGGTTCATATTCCCTTGCATCAAATTCTTCCATAACATATGGCATTGCTTTCATTTCTACACTCACTCTTTCCATTTTACCCCTCCATTCTATTCAATATTATTTTTTCAACAACATCCAATTCTTTGCTAAGAGATGTAGAATAATTATACTCCAAGTCGGATATTAAAGATTTATACACAGTCAGTAATTCTTCATCTTCCCACTTAATATATTCATTATACATTTTCTTTTGTTTTTTATTCCACATTTCTCAATACCTCTCTACACTCCCATATTATATCATGGCTATCACAAATTGTCCACTCATAATGATTAATTCTTCTAAAATAATGATTGCCCCTTCTAAATATTTCAACCAATTCACCATCATAATATCTATAACAAAATACGAAATAGTCTGAATCCTCAAGGTGTTGGACTATATTTCCAACACCCATTTCTGTTATTCTCAATTTGATATCTTTATGATCTAAATTATTCAAGTAGAGAGTATGCAAACAAAAATCTTTTATTTTTTTACTCATAATGCCTCCTATACATTCATATAAATTTCTTTATCTGAAATATCTACACCCTCTAATTGCAATATTTTAACTTTTCCATTAGGGCTGATTTCAACTTTCATGCCTATCTCATAGCCTAGATATGATAAATTGTTAGCACATTCATATTCTAACTCCTCAGCCTTGTCTATTATATCCCAATTCTCATCTTTACCTCTGTGAAAATATAATTTTTCTATCATATAGTCCTCCTTATATTTCATACCCAAATCTAAACATTAACTGATTCTCACCACGAGAATGACTTGCCAATAATTCATATTTGACACTCCCCATGCCTAAAGGCAGGGGATTTACGGCTAACTTCGATAAATCCTAACAATTCATTTCTATTCATCTACTATCACACCTATACAGCCTTTAAAAGTTAATCTATCGGGCGTAATATAAAATATAGCTTCATTTCCATCTCTAGTTTGAAATTCAAATAGTTTGTAGTCCATATTTAATATAATATCCTTATATTCATTATAATTTTTTTCATACGTAGGTATTGTCTCACAAACTTTTTCGTCATCTCTATTAGTTACTAAATACATTTCCTACCTCCCATATTTAATTTTAATATTTAATAGATGTTTAATCAATGTTATCATAATTTTACCTCTAATATAATTTAAATTCTTCAATAGCTATATAATTATAGCCACATTCCCACGTGTTTTCATCTATTCTTTTATATTTATTAAAAGTCCAATTTCCACTTTTAGGCTTTGCTAAGTGCTTACAATATCTCTCCGCAATTTCAAAAGACTTTGCCACTAATAATATTGTCTGTTCGTATTCGTTATATGTACCACTATTAACAACATATACTTTGCCATTAATATCTAATTGCTTCACGAGTTTAATTAATTTATTTCTAGCATTATTCATATTTCTCACCATACTTTTCTTCATGCCTACCTATAAGTTTACCTAATTCTTTGCCATCCTTATATCCTTCTGTATAGCCTTCAAATCCTCCATGTGATTTGCCAAGCATAAAAGCTATAAAACAACACATTGCTAGTAATATAAATTCCATTACTCACCCTCCATTTCTTTAATTTCCAATCTAGCTTGTGCTAACATTGTATTTTGCTTTTGAATAATTTCATTTCTATCACGCAATTCTCTCTCAAATGAATAATAGTCAGCTTTGTACTCTTTCGTTTTTTCCATTCTAATTCTGTATTCTTCTTTTTGCCTATATATAGTTTGAAGAGAGCTTTTCGTTCTTAATAATTCTAACTCCATAGAATTTAGGGTTTGCTTTAATTTCTCAATTTGTTTTTCATTTATATCTTTGGAAATATAATATCCATCCTGTAGGATTTTTTTAATTACATTATCAACCCATATTTCAAAATCAACCGAAATCCATTTTGCAAAATTTAATATTAGTTTTTCATGAATCCATGTTCCACCATTTCTACCTTCTTGAACAATTACAAATTCTATAGGATATCTTTTTTTGCTAGAATTTTCAAGCGTTTTTACATACTCACTAGAATCTAGGGAGTTTATTAATGCCTCAATATACCTCTTAGTATTAGGGCTTGCTTTCCAGTTTTCAATAGTTTTACTATCTGCTACGCTGTTAGCCCTCATATATACCTCGCCATTTTCATCTCTAAATTCAATATCCTTACTTTCAAAAAACTTAATTATTTGTTTCATCCTTCACTCTCCTCTAATATCAATTCTGATACCCCTCACGTTTCCACAGAGACATTTCAAACAACTTTGCTATAACTTATACCACTCAGACTATTAAATTGCTTATTTCTAACACTACATCATATTTTCAGAATATTCGTAGAACGGTATACTTGTCTAACCATATTCATCTACCTGTCAGTATAGTATCATAGCTGTGAGGAAATGTCAAGTGTAAAATTCAAATTAGCAAAAGGGGTTTGGTCGGGGGGTCGCTAGACAAGAGTATATTATATTTATATAATATACGATATATGTTAAAAAAGGTTTAAGTATATTAAAAGGTTTAAGTATGCTAAAGAGTATATTAAGGAATTTTCCTGTATGGCTAGAAGCCTGTAATCCGCATACATAAGAGTGTAAATTTATTAAAAGGAAAGTAAAGGTGTTTTTAGTGGAAAGTAAAGGTAAAGTCAGCTTCAAAGTAAAGGTGTTTCTAGTAATGAAAGTAAAGGTGTTTCTACGAAGGTAAAGTAAAGTAGAAAGTAGTTGACTTTCATTTGTGATTGTGTTATAATAGCAATATGTTAATTTTTAAGGAGGAAAATATGGCTAAAAAAAAATATGATACAATACCATTTAAAAAAGATGCAATTTTAGATAGGTCGGTAAAGCTAAACCCATTAGAGGTTAGATATGGAATCTTTGTATTAGATAAATTCTATAAAAACAGGGAATTGGCTTTAGCAAATAAGTCTCATGATTTTATAGAAACTAAAATGGTATTGCTTGGTAAAGAACAAGAAGTTTTAGGTATAAGATGTTCAATAGAAGAGGTTTTTGAATATATGCACGATAACCCAAATTATACAAAAAACTTTAATAATATTGATGATGCTATTAATAAAATTCAAAGTGAAGCTTGGATTAAATATCACGATGATGAAAAAGAATGTACTAAAGCCTTAGTGTTATCTACAATAAAATATAAATATGAGAAAGAATATATTGATATTTTGATTGATGCACCATTAATAAAAAGTGCAATAATAGATATAGAAAACAAAAAAGATGGTAGTGTTGTATTTATACCACCTTGGATATATGGGAAAAGATATAATTTAACTAGGCATCAAATTAGATTATATGAATTATATTATTTATGGAGAGGAAATAACAATACTTGTGCTGTAGGTTATGAATATATTCAAAATTTTTTTGATGTATCATATAAAAATATGGGAGCATTTAGAATTGGTGCATTAGATAATGCAATCACGAAATTAAAGGATAGAAATATATTAAATGTAGAGATTGAACAAACCAGAGCTTCTAAAAAAATAGATGGAAAATATAAATATATAATTAAATTCGAAGTATTAAAAGGGGGAGTAAAATAGCATGACCGACAGACAAAAGTGGTACAGAAATATATATTTAAAATCAGATCATTGGCAAAGCAAGAGAGAGGAAAAATTGAAATTTAATCCTGTATGTGAAATGTGTGGTAGTAATGAAGAATTGCAAATCCATCATTTGAACTATGATAATCAAAGTGATGAACAAATGGAAGATTTACAAACTTTGTGTAGAAAATGCCATATGAAAAAGCACAATAAGAAAAGTAATAGAAAGCTACCAAAAAGCCTTGTGCAATCTTATTGTTCAGCCTATGGTGTAAGTTTAGATGATAGTATTGAATTTAGTAGCGTTGATAAAATGGCGAATTATTTGCAAAATATGAAAAATAACTTACAGGAGGAAAGAAATGAAAATACAATTCTTCAAATTAATCAACAAAGGCTACATCATAGCAAAATTCTCACTCAATATAGAAAGTGGTTTTTCTGTCAATAATTTCTCACTAATGAAAAGTAAAAAGGGTAATTATTTTATAGCACCGCCATCCTATAAACTTGAAGATAAATATATACCACACGTATTTATGACTAAGGATGTGAGTAATAAGATACTAAAGTTAGCATTAGCCGAGTATAAACAACCACAATCAGAAGAAGATATCTTGGCTGAGAATGAATCTAAATATAATTATGAAACTAATAGATATGGAAATGATGAAGAGTTCCCATTTTAAAGGAGGAATGAAATGCTAGTCTACACAACCCACATATTCAATTATACAGCCAATGGATATAAAGATGTTACGATTAAGAGTGGAGATGAACGATTCTCCCCTACATGGCAAATGGTATGGAATAAAAAAATGAATATTATAACAGAAGAGGAATTTGCATATCTATACATTAATAAGATGAAACAAAGTATGATAGATAATAAACAAGTATGGCTAGAATTGTGCAATAGAAATGTAGTGTCATTAGCTTGTTACTGTGATCTAGGTAAATTCTGCCATAGGAATATATTAGTAGGATTGTTAGAAGAGTTTTGCATAGCTAATGGAATTGAATTTATATATTTAGGAGAAATATAGTTGACAAGGTGGAATAGATTGTGTATAATAGTTATAGATTAAATAAACACTTGACTAAATTTTTAATTAAATTTTGTGACGTAGACGAATTAGTATAAGGGAGTTGGTAGAATGGAATTAATGGGAAAAACAGAATTATTTGACAAATGTGTAGAATATTATGAAATGAATGGTAAGAGATGGTATAAGCTTAAAGATATTTGTGAAAATCTAGGAATGAAATCTGTAAACGTTACTTATGTGAGTAGCAAAATTTCAAATATCAACACGATAAAGAAAAAAGTATCGGTAAATAAAAAAGAGAAAGGTATGATATTAACGCTTATAAATAATGAAGGGATATTTGAATTGGTAGACTATTATGAAGGATGGGATATTTTTAATTTTAGAAAATATAATAAAATGTTAATAGAGCTAGAGAGGGAACGGTTATTAAACAACAGAATGGAATTAACATTCCAAGAAGAAATGATGTATAAAATCGATCCTATTAAATATTCACTAGAAAACATAAAAAAAATTAGAGGCGGAGAGATTGAGGCGGATATATACAATCCAAATGATCCAAACAATAAGAGATTCTTCAAAGCTGTGCTTTCGGGCAAAGATGAGTGCGATTATGAGAAAGAAGGTATTATTAGTAATGGCGAAGAGGAAAGCATTAAAGAAGTATATGATTATAATATAACAAAATTATTTGACGTGGATATCATGACGTATACTATAAATAATAATAAATGGTACAACACGCCAGATATTTGTACAATTTTTGGTTACTCAAGGAATTCAACTACGAATTTAAGAAGTGTAGTTTCTAAAGATAATATATATGAGTGCCACACTAAAGTAAAAAACAGGCAAACTCAAAAAACTAAACTTATTAATATATATGGAGTTTTTGAAATAATAGATAAGCATTATGGTAATTATATTTATGACTTTAAACATAGGAATAAAGAATTAATAAAAACAGAAAGGGAAAGGCTTATTAAAAAAGAAGATATTAGTGTAGAAATCAAAGAAAAGATTAATAATATAAATGAGGAGGAACAGATGGAATTAACGATAATAGAACAAAGAGAAGTGCTAGGTAAGGATTTTAAAATTTATGGTGATGTGGAAAATCCATTATTCTTAGCAAAAGATGTATCTGAGTGGATAGAACACAACAAATCATCTGAATTAATAAATAACGTTGATGAAGATGAAAAGCTGAAGGCGATAGTATCGCACTCAGGTCAAAATCGTGAAATGTGGTTTTTGACAGAAGAAGGTTTGTATGAAGTGTTAATGTCAAGTAGGAAGTCGATAGCAAAACAATTTAAAAAGCAAGTTAAATCAATTTTAAAGGATATCAGAAAGAATGGTATGTACGCAACGGATGAATTATTAAATAATCCAGACTTATTGATTCAAGTTGCTACAAAATTAAAAGAAGAGCGTGAAGAAAGAAGAAAATTAGAATTAGAAAATAAGAGGATTGCAATAGAAAAGAAATTAGCAGAAGATACATTGGAAATTCAAAAGCCCAAGGTTGAGTATTATAATGAAGTATTAGATTATAATGGCTCTATGACAACAACTCAAGTTGCTAAAAGCTTAGGAATTTCATCTGCCACGTCTTTAAATAGAATATTAAAAGATGCGAAAGTTTTATATAAGGTTGGTGGACAATGGGTATTGACTGCACCATATGTGGGACTTGGATACACCAAAGAAAAAAGCTATGCCAATGATATAGGAACTTTATATAAGAATACTCAATGGACAGAAAAAGGTAAGAAATTTATATATGATTTATTAGTAGATTTACAATACATTAAAAAGTAATTGACAAACTTTCACAACTATGATATAATACATTCATAACAATAAAACTAGGGAGGAATAAATGATTAAGAAGGATTTTGTTGACGAGTATGTAAAGGTGTTTGGTGGAGCTAAAAAGGATGCAAAACAATATTTAGATAATATTCTAAATCTAATTGTAGCAGTATCCAAAGACGAGGAAGTTGCATTTGCAGGCTTTGGTAAATTCTACAAAGACACACAAGCTGAAAGAAGATGTGTATTAAATGGAAAGGAAATTATAACACCTCAAAAGGAAGTTATTAAATTTGCAAGAGGTTCTAAATTTGAGATTTAGTTAGTTGATATTGTAGGGAGAATTTATTTCTCTCTATATATAAATTAATTAAACGGAGGGGTAAAAAATGGAAATTAGAGTAAAGAGAGAAGTTGGAGATCAACTTAATGCAGATTTCAACTATATGGTACAAAAGCAAGGTGTAGAGGTGTATGAGAAGGTAACACAAGAACCTGTGGTCGATTCTAAGGTGGATGTAGATGATTTGATAGATAAAGAGTGCCTTAGTAAATCAGAAGCCTTAGAAGAGGTTATAAGAAACAAAGAACAGCTCATGGTTGATTATTTTAGGTCACTTCAAACGGGAGATTCTAATAGAATGGAGGAAATTAAAAAGCAAATTAAAGGCATATCTGATAAAGTATATGAAGAGTTTTTAGTTGACTTGGATAATAAAATTATTGAGGTATTGAAAACTCTAGATATGGAAAAGCTATTAAAAGAGAAAAAGGAAATGGAGCAAGGTTATAAAGAAGAAGTTGCACCTATTATAGTAAAAGAAGAGACAGTTTTAACTAAAGAGGAAGAAGAAATATTCTCAAATACACCTACACAAGAAGTTGTCCCACCTCAAGTAGATGATGAAGGGTTAGAAGAGGGAATTTACAATCCTGGTCATTCACAAAACAGAAGCTTCTTATTAGAGCAATTAGGCATAGGTATTCCTGCAACTCCATCAAAGCCTGTGGTAGATGAGAGTATCCCTGTATATGCAACTATTCAAGAAGAAATGAAGGCAAAGGGGATTGTAGTTCCACAGAAAAGAGAGGAAAAGGCTCTGCCTACAACCGTAACGGAAAAAGGTAGAATTGCTACGCTAGATATGGAAGGTAAGATTATAGAAGTTGATGGGGTTAGATTAAATGTTCAAATTTACAATGCTGTGAATTATTTTATGAGTATGACACCCGATCAAGGCTATGATTGGCAAGTAGAAAGTGATGAAATAGAGGCAAAGAGAAATCATCCCAATTATGATGCAGAGTCAGATAGTATAATTAGTATAGTTAGATAAACTGATAAATTTATAAGGAGGTAGTTTTGTGAAATACAGAAAAAAACCGATAGTGGTAGAAGCTTTTATAATGGGTGTAGAAAATAGACCGGACTGGTTTCAAGATGAAGTTACTAAGTGTAATATAGAAACAAGGTTTTCGGATAATATGCCAGAGAGAGGTTTGAATCCTTTTGAGTTTAGACCTACATACTGTTTGATAAAAACCCTTGAAGGAATTATGAAAGGCGACTATGGCGACTATATAATTAAAGGTGTGAATGGTGAAATATACCCATGCAAACCAGAAATTTTTGAAAAGACTTATGAAAAAGTTGAGATCGTATAAAGTCAGAAATTGATCCAAATATAGGAGGTATAAAATATGAGGGAATTTAAGTTTAGGGTGTGGGATATTGGTATGCAAAAATATTCTAAAATGCCTTATTACAACATAGGTGAAAATGGTCACCTATATTATGGCAACGCTAAAGATGATGATGTTTTAGAACAATATACAGGTATTAAAGATAGCAATGATAATGAGATATATGAAGGAGATATATTAATAACTGATACAGGAGCTATTTGTGAAGTAATTTTTGATGAACAGTTTGTCACGTTCGATATAAAAACATCTAGAAGATTAGATTACAAAGATTTTATAAAAGGGGATTGTAAAGTTATAGGTAACATTCACGAAAATGAAGAACTGTTGAAAAGCTTATAAATTTTGGAATTTATAAGGGGAGGTAGAAATGAAATTAGTCAGAGTTGAAGGTTGCATGAATGATAGTTTAGAAATTGATGGAAAGGAACTTTGTGATTACAATTTTAACGAACAAAAAGAAATATTGCATAAATTAATTGATAGTGTAGACGGATGTACGTTGTTTTTTATAATCTCAAGCATAGTTGAAATGAATGGCGAATATGAAGATTTAGGTAGATGTGACACTTGCGGAGATAATGTTGAAAGATATGAATTGACAATATAGTTTTTATAAGGGGGTATGTTTTGAATAATATAATTATACCTCCTATCCCACCTATTCAAATTCCAATTACACCTATTGTTGTAGAGGAAAAGAATAAGAGGGTTAGGAGTGAATTAGAAAAAGATTTTAAGAATATAGCAAAGGATATGGGAAAAATTTGTTATTCATATAGTAGACTAGGCTCTATCCATCAATGTGAATATGAATATTATAAGAATTATGTATTGAGAGAACGTGGAAAAGATAATGTGTATAGTTTTTTAGGCGGAATATCCCATGATGTATTAGAAGAATATACAAATGGCAATATAACTAGAGAAGAAATGTTACCCAAATTCAAAAAGGCTTATGACAAGGCTAAATTAGCAGGGTTGAAATTTCCTAGTGATAAAATTGAGTCTACATATATTGCCAATCTAGAGTGCTTTTTTCAAGACTACGAATTGCCTAAAGTTGATAAAATTATAACAGAAATGTTTGTTTGCGGTGTTTTTGGTGGAGAACAAAATAAGATATTCATGCAAGGTTTTATAGATGAGGTATATTGCTATAAAGATGAAAATGGCAATCCTTATGTGGTAATATCCGACCACAAATCATCTAGCAAATTCAAAGCTAAAGATTTATTAAAATATGGTAGGCAATTAGCAATTTATGCTCATATGTATACTAAACTAACAGGTGTATCTGTGAAGTATGTGCAATGGAATATGATGAAGTATGTGGAATGTACATTACCCTCAAATTGGCATAAAGAGTTTTCTAGTTTAACAGCAAAAGAAATCAAATCTGCATTTATAGAATTTGGTATTGATGAGAAAGAATTAAAAGGAATAAAAAAGGCAGAGCTAGTTGAAATGGGATTACAATATAAAGAGCAAATATTAGCAAAGTATGGTTTTGATGACACACCTAAGAAGATAGTTTATGATAGAAAAGATGTAGGTAGTAAGATGGAAAGGCATTTTAAGGGTGCTAATGTGTCTGAGGAGGTCATAGAAGAATTTAAGTCACATAATTTATGGTCTAAGTTGTCAGATGACGTTAAAACAGAGCTGAGAGCTTTAGGATTTGATGTGCAACCATATTATGAAAAATATGAACTGACAGATGAAATCTTTGCTGAAATGGAAAATTACGTAATTGATACTGTGGGATTAATTGAGAGTAAAGATGGTCAACCCGAAGTTATGTATAAGCCTATGGATATAATGAATGATGGGGGTTTTTACTGCACGAATCTCTGTGGACAAAAAGATGGATGTAAGCACTATAAGCAGTATGTTAATGTTAAATTAAATTTATAATAGGAGGAATAATGGGCAAGTTTAAAGTATGGATTAAATCGTGGGTTGGTGCTTTTTTAGTAAAATATTCAAAGTCTTATCGTAATTATCAAATAGAAAAATATGAGGCAGAATTGGATATTAATATTGAATTAGTTGCACAAATAGATAGTTGCATGGAAGGGGCTCAAGGGGAGTATTTGCAATTCTTAGTTGCCACGAAAGGTGAATTAAATAAATGTATTGCAAGTTTGGATGATTTATTATGTGTATTGGATGATGCAAAAAAGGAGAATGGTATAGAAAACAAATCAAATGGTGCGAGTAGAATTTTTACTAGTTTATTAACAGTATTATTTATAGGATTAAAACTAACAGGATATATTACATGGTCTTGGTGGTGGGTATTAAGCCCAATGTGGATTCCCATTGTATTACTAATTGCAACAATAGGTATTGTAGGAATTTTCGTAGTAGTGAGAGATTTAATTAAAAAATAGTTGACATAATATTGTGAGTGTGTTATAATTACCTTGTTCGAAATAAATATATAAAAATAAATGGAGGTTCAAATGGAAAAATTATATTCAAACTTTAGTTTTGTGGGAAAGATAGGATTCAACGATGCACTACCAGAACCAAAGGAAACAACTGCTGATTATTTTGGCAATACACAAAAGATAACTGATTTTGGTTATGCTAGGAAAGTTGTTACATATAAAGATGGACAGCCTAACAGAACTGAGACGACTCTAAACATGTATGTTGAAGCAGATGGTGCTAGAGAGTATCTCAAGATTAGATCATATGCTTCTGTAGATAGAAAGGCAACTGTGCTGTATAAAGGCATTAATGACTCTGCAACATCTAGAATTGATGAATCATTAGCATCTGACCCTAAGATAGTTGAAGGGTGTGCAGAGTTTCTAAAAAGAAAAATTACATTCGATGGAAAAGAAGTTTTTGCAACTCTATCAGATGCTCATTATATGAATAAGATGATAGAGAATATGGAAATATTAAAAGGAAAGACATTTACAATTAATGGAAGTGTGAATTACTATAGTGGAAAAGATAAAGTTGGAATGAATTTCACTCCATCTTATATAAGACCTTCATATGAAAATGAAGAGGAAAAACTTGAAATAAGAATAGCAACACATTTCATTAAAAACTCCGCTGAGTTTATTGATTATGATAAATTCATTACCCAACCTGTGAAGAAGATACCATTTAACATATTCGTTCCTGTTCAAGAGAGAAATGATGCGAATGAGTATATAAATAAGATTGTAAAGACAAAAGATTTGTTTAGCCTCGATCTAGATGTCGTTACTAATCCACAAATTTATAGTACAGTAGAAACATTATTAAACTCTACCCCAACAGGTGAAGAGTTGCAACCTATGAAGTATTACACTTCTGAATTTGTATGTAGAGTAAAAGGAGAGCAAGTTGGTGGGGAGTTAACTGTGGACTCATTAACAGTTCAAGAGAAGTTCCTTAATCAAATAGACCCTGTAAAGTATTCACTAGATGAGATTAAAAAGACTAGGGGTATTAGACCTAAGACTACTAAAAACTATATGATTCAACCATTATTTGTTGGTGGAATTAAAGAAGATACAGTGCAACCTTCTGATATATTTGGTTCAAAAGTGTCTGCACCTAAAACTATCACATTAGAACAAGCACAAGGAATGGTAAGGATTCCAGCTCCTACACCTACTATGGCAACACCACCTACCCCACCTAAGATGGGAATAGATATGTCGCAATTTTTTAAATAATTAGTATTAGATATGGGGGGTTAGATTCGTCTAATCCTCAAATGTAACACTAATATATAAGGGGAGGAATGAATGAATAAAAAAACATTATATCCAAAAACTAAAAGAATAGCAAAAAGAAAAAAGTAAAATTATATTAACTGAAAAATTAGATGGTTCTAATTTAGGATTCTTTAATCATAATGGAAGATTGCTAGTAGCACAAAGGAATTATTATTTTTACTTTGATGAAATTCAAACTTTAAATTCTAAGGAATTATATAAAGGATTATATGGATGGCTAACAGAAAATAGAGAAGATTTATTATCACAGTTATATGAAAATAGTGGAGTGTTTGGTGAATGGATAGGTATGGGTAAGATAGGATATCCTAATCTCGAAAATAGATTTCATGTATTTGCAAAGGCTAGAATAAATGATGATATAGAGATTTTTAATATAGTATATAAAACAGAGTTTCTTAAATATGCTTTTACAGAGCAAGTATTTCCATCATATATGAATATGGTTACTATCATAGGAGAATTAGAGCAGTATCCTAATGTAAAAGAATTAGATGAAATATATGAATGGTATTGTGATTCAGAGCAAAGAAAGGTTGAAGGTTTTATTATAAATAATAATAACGAAATAAAAAAATATGTTAGATATAAGAATGGAAAATTAGAAGCACACAAATCATAATTAATATATATAAAGGGAGATGATACAATGCAATTTGATTTTATGGAGACAAATGAAACATCGCTAGATTTGTTTGACTACTCAATTAGGATAATGGGTGAGGCGGGAGTTGGAAAGACTTCTCTGTTCCATTCATTGGTTACAGAGTTTGCAAAAGAAACAGGAAATAAAAACATAGGAATATTATTACCATTAGAATTAGGATATACTTCTCTAAATGGGTTGAATATATTTAAATTAACCGATCCAAAAACGGGTCTAAAGAAAGACACTCTTACAAGTTGGAAAGAAGTTAAACAAGCTGTAGACACTTTAGTTATGGCTAAAAAGCAAGACCCTAACTTTCCTATTAAAATAGTAGGAATAGATACGACTACTAGACTAGAGAAGTATGGAATGAAGGAAGTTGAGAATATTCACCTTAACGAAACAGGCGTTCGGAAGAACTTTAATGCCACATATGGAGGCTATGGAGCTGGACACTCTAAACTCAAAGCCATGCTAACTGAAGACATTATAGATAAGCTTAGAAATGCAGGTTTTATACCATATTATATTTCTCACTCTAGAACTAAACAAAAGAAAACTAGAACTACAGGGGAAGAATATTCATATGTAGGCTCTGCGACAGGAGAAGGTTTTGATTCTGTTATATTGGATGATTGCGATTTCTCATTGGCATATGCACTTGAAAGAACTATAATTAATAAACAAGAAGTGGTTGGAGATAGAGTTATTAAACTTAGAAATGACGAAGAATTTAAGGGGGCAAAGGCTAGATTTCAAGATGTTCCGAATGAGTTTAAGGCAGGAAGTAGTGCCAATGAAACAGCAGAGATATTTATTAATATATTTAAGAAAGCAGTCAAATCTGCATCGGGGATAAAAGATGACGTAGTATTAGAAGCAAAGAAGGTTGAACAAATTACAGAGCATAAAAAGAAAGAAGAAGTTAAGATCGAGTCACTAAAGCAAGAAGATGCTCAGTCTGAGGATAATATTATCAAGTCTAAGCTGATTGCTTGGATAGAGTCTAGCATAACTAGAATGGATGATTCTGCTGTGCAATGGTTAAATGATTTAAAACCATCATACCAAGAGGCAATTAAGGCTTCTGATATGGGAACTATAGGTCAAATTATGACATATCTAGGATATGATGTGAATGGAAACTAAGCTTGTACAATTAGAAATAGTTGACATGGAAATGTTAAGTGAAAGTGAATTGAGTAGTAGAGTTGAGGACGTGATAGTTCAAATTGAGGAATTCGAAGACACTTATACTCACGATAGTTGCATAGCCATATCTAAATTATATTTAGAATTGGGAGAATATTTAAACATCATGAATAAGTCTGAGAATGTATTATTAAACTAAAGATGAGAGGTGTAAAAACCTCTCTTTCTTTTACTAAAAAATTGACATAACACAATAATTATGTTATAATACTTTCGGAGGTGTTAAATGAAAGTAAAATGTAGAGCTTGTGGAGAGAAAATAGAACGTGACGAGGCTTATAAGGTCGTAGAGAAAGGCAGGAACTCTTACTACTGTAATGAGTCGGAGTATGAGGTTGTAATGGCTGAGAATGGCTATAAGACACTCACAATGGATTTAATGTTAGATATTAGCGGATTAAAGAAATTATCAACCCAATCTACTATACTGATTAATAGCTTGAATAAAAAAATTGTTAATAAATATGGTAGTAATGAGGTATTATATAACACAATTAAATCTTGCATGAAATTAATAATGGATTTAATAGACGAGAATTGTATTATTAATGGGAATGATAGAATCAAATATGCCATTGCTGTCCTAGATAGGCACGTTGATGATGGTGTTAAGATGATGAGGAATAATAAGAAAAATAAGAATGTGGAATATAATGAAAATGTTGAATATTCTATGCCATATGTAAAGAGAAGAGGTAAAAGTGATATAAGTGAGATATTAAGAAAAATGGGGGAGATTGAGTGAAATACATGGGGAGTAAGAATAGAATAGCAAGACATATTTTACCGATTATATTAAAAGATAGAAAAGAAGGTCAATGGTATGTAGAACCTTTTGTTGGTGGTGCTAATATGATTGATAAGGTTGAAGAAAATAGAATAGGTGCTGATTGTAATGAATATTTAATAGAGGCGTTAAAATTGATTAGGGATAATATTACAATCATTCCTAAAGATAATACTGAAACTAATGAATTAGAATATAAATTTGCTAAAAATAGTAATAATAAGGCATTAAAAGGATATTATGGATTTGCTTTGTCTTATGGAGGGAAATGGTTTGGTGGATGGCGTAGAGATAAAAAAGGGAAGAGAGATTATGTAGCAGAGGCTTACAGAAGTGCCACAAAACAATCCGAATTATTACAAGGTGTAGAATTTGTTCATAGTGAATATAACGAATTAGACATCCCTAATAATTCTATTATATATTGCGATCCACCATATGCCAATACTACTAAATACAAAGATAGCTTTAACCATGATGAGTTTTGGGAGTGGTGCAGAGTTAAGTCCAAAGAAGGCCATCAAGTGTTCATAAGTGAATATAATGCACCCGATGATTTTGAATGTGTGTGGCAAAAAGAAATAGTTAGTAGCTTGACTAAAAACACAGGTGCTAAAAAAGGTGTAGAAAAATTATTCATATATAAAGGTGAGTGCGAATGAGTTATAATTTCATAACAACAAAGGGGGAGTTAAAAACATATCCCGAAAATTTAACTTCCAACAGAGCTAATATAGAAGGTAAATTGATAGGTTGTTTGGCTAGTGATTTATCTCTATTTCTAAATTGTTCGGGAATCAAGGCTAGTAGTATGCTTACAGATGAGGGCAAGGTTTTATTCGAAGTATTGCATAAAGTGTATGAAAAAGGTGCTAGTGAGGTAGATTTATCTATTATAGATACGGTATTGTCTAACTCACAAATACTAAGAGGGGAGTTTATTAAATGCAATGGGTATCAAACCATTAAGAATTTAGAGAAAGAGATTAATCCTACAAACTTCAATACATATCTGTCAGACTTTTCTACAAGCAATTCTGCACTAGATACATATAAATTGACAATAGAGTTGCAAGAGAAGTTGGAGAATATGTCAGTAATTATGAGCCAAGACGAATTATCTTCATATGTTGACTTCAAAGTTAATGAGATCAGAAAGAATAATGTGTCGGATACAGGCGTGCAATCCATATCCATTACCGATCAGTTTCTGCAAGATTTAAGAGAAAAGAAAAAATTGGGAACTCCATATGATGGACTAAGGATGATTTCTAATACAACTCTAGGATTGCACATGAGTAACTTTTCCCTGTTGACATCAGTAACTAACTCTGGAAAAGCACAACCATTAGATGCAAAAGTTTTAACTAGAGATGGCTTCAAAGAGATGAGGGAGTTAAAAGTTGGAACTGAGATATATGGTGAAGACGGTAAGTTATATAAAGTTAAAAACATAATGCCACAGGGGAGGCTAAGGGCATTTAAAGTTAAATTCTCAGATGGAGCGGAAACTATATGCAATGATAAACATCTGTGGAATGTAAGCGATAGTAAACGTAAAAAATATCAAACTCGTGAATTAAGGGATATAATGAATATTAAGTATACGAATAGATATATACAGAAAAATAACCCTATTGAATTTGACAAGAAAGAGTTGCCTATTCCTCCATATCTATTAGGAGTATTAATAGCAGATGGGCATCTAAGTGGCAATACAGTGACTTTTAGTACCGATGAAGAATATATAGTAAATAAAGTTAAAAGTTTAATACCCGAAGATTACCATGTAAAAAAACAAAAAGGTGACAATTATAGGTATTCTATAAAACATAACGATCATTTAAGAAATAAAAATATATTAAATCAGCATATTAAAGCAATGGGATTAAAAGTAAAGAGTTATGATAAATTTATCCCTAAAGAATATTTATATGCAAGCAAGGAAGATAGATTAGAATTATTGAGAGGTTTGTTTGATTGCGATGGGTGTGCAAGCAAAACTATATCGAATCTAATGTATACAACAACATCAACTAGATTAAAAGATGATATGATATGGTTATGTAGAAGTTTGGGGTATAGTGTTAAATATGGAGTTGACCCTAGAAGTAAAAAATACACATCGGGTGTATGTTATAATATATCAATAAAGCATGTTGCTGGACAAGATAGATTTTTTACTAGTCCAAAACATACAAGTAGATATAAAGAATCCAATAAATATTTAGAGCAAAGGCATCATTTTAAAGAGATAATTGATCTAGGGTACGATGTAGAAATGCAATGTATAGAAACAACAAATCCTAGTGGATTATACATTACAGATGACTTTATTGTAACTCATAATTCTACCATAATGTTTAATCAAATAGCCATGAGTTTTGTTGATTTAGGTGAACCTGTGCTATTATATTGTAATGAATCAGAAGAGCATCAAATACAAGAGCTTCTACTAGTCAGAACGCTATGTTTAAAATTTAATTATTGGAAGTTGAACAGAAATGATTTATCTAAGGGAGAATTTAGTCCCGAACAGGAAATTATGATAGAAAAAGCTAGGCAATATATTGATGAGCATTATAAAGATAAAATATTATTCAAAAAGGCTAATAAGTATACAGTTAGTGAGTTCTTATCTATAGTGCGTAGATATGCTTACAGAGGGGTTAGGCACGTATTTCTAGACACGTACAAATCCGAGAACCCATCTAGTGATAATGTTAGAGGAGAGTTGATAGACAGTTCTAGAAGGATATATGAAACTTGCAGGACATTGGATATAAATTGCTTCGCTACATATCAAACAGCCCTTAGGCATAAGGAAGTGCAGAAGAGAGGATTGGATGAGTCGATTCTATCTGAGGCTAAATCTATTGCAGAGGTATTAGACATTATCTTAGCTTGTAGACAGTTATATGACAACGAATATACAGGTGAAAAATATGACGTTAAGCCTTATAAGTGGAAACTGAATGATGATGGGAAGGGGTATCATCAAGAGTATATTACATTAGACCCAACTAAGAAATATCTAGTTATGAACATCGCTAAGAGTAGGTATGGGGAGAAGAGCGTTGCTGTGCTATATGAAATGAATTATACATGGGGATTATTAAAAGAGGTAGGGCAGTGTGGAATACATTCAGACTAAGGAGGGTAAATGGCAGATATTGTTAAGATGAAATTGAGCAATAATAAAGAATTGATAATAGAATTACTAGAAAAATATGGATTCTGCAATTTCTCTGGAAGTGAATATCTGTCGTTTGCTTTCGATGATGAATCCACAGGCAGTTGTAAACTCAACACAGAGACGCTACACTTCAACAGGTGGTCTACAGGTGATTCGGGTGATATAATTACAGCCATAATGCTCAAGACAGGGCTATCTTTCAAAGAAGTCTTGTCTGAGTTAAGGTGTTATTTAGGAATATCAGATGAAATGTGTAGCATGACTAAAATTGATGTAAAAAAGCAATCTGAGATATTCAATGGATTATTTGGTCACATAGATGAATTGCGTGGAGAGAAAATATATACGCAGAGGGAGATAGAAAGATTCACGCCTATCATATCTACAACATTTAGGCAAGAGGGAATCAATATATTTACCCAACATGAATTTGATATTAGATATGATAAAAATACAGATAGGATTGTCATATTGTGGAAAGACTTAGAGGGAAATGTAGTAGGTTGCAACGCTAGATCGAATTATGATTTTAGTGATGACTATAAATATAAGTATATTAGTTTATTACAATTTAGCAAAGGTAATTTCCTATTTGGATTATATGAAAATCAATTCAATATAAGGCACGATGGGATAGTATTTGTGTTTGAGGCAGAGAAATCCACAATGCAATGTGCTAGTTTTAATGTTAGAAATGCAGTGTCATTAGGATGTTCTGCTATGAAAAAAGAACAACTCATGTTATTAAAGGGTTGTGGTGTGAAGAAGATTGTATTAGCTTTTGATGAAGGTGTTGAATATCTGCATTATGTCAATACAGCATCTAAAATTAAAGAGTGGTTGCCAAGTGTGGATGTTTATATGTTATATGACAAGAAGAATGAATATTTGAAGAAAGGCAGTAAGTGTTCGCCTGTAGATTTAGGTGAGAATGTGTTTAATGAATTACTTAAAAAGTGTTTGACAAAATTAATGTAATATGTTATAATAAGCTATATTAAATAACAGCTAAGGAGGAATTGATGGTAGAACAAAAAGCAATGGATTGGTTGAATGGAAATCAATTAAGTTATGATATTTGGAATAATAAATATAGGTTTAATGGTGAGAGTTTTAATGAGTGGTTAGAAAGAGTGTCTGGCGGAGATAAAGAAGTTAGTAGGTTGATAGAGGAAAAGAAGTTTTTATTTGGCGGTAGAACTCTTAGCAATAGAGGAACTGGGAATAATTCATCATTTTCTAATTGCTATAGTAGTGGATATGCACCAGATTCAGTAGAGGGGATGCTAGAGCTGTCTAAAAGAATTGCGTTAACGTATAAGTCAGAAGGTGGACAAGGTATATCAATGTCTAAGGTTAGACCTAAAGGCTCTCCTGTTGGCAAACATGGGTTTACATCTGATGGAATAATACCTTTTATGGAAGTATTTAATCAAGTGACTTCCTCTATATCTCAAGGTGGCTCAAGAAAGGGAGCTTTGATGTTATCGCTAGATGTGTGGCATAAAGAAATTGAAGAATTTATCAATGTTAAGTCCGATTCAAACAAAATAAATAAAGCTAATTTGTCAGTTGAAGTGGATGATAGATTTATGAATAGCATAAAAAAATATTATAATGGAGAAGGATATACAACCATACATAATGAATTTGTATGTGAAAATGGCGAAGTGATTAATTATACAGTAGACCCAATAGCTATTTATAAGAAAATGATGTATATGGCGTGGGATAACGCTGAACCAGGGATTATATATATTGAAAGATTTAGAAATTATAATCTTATGCAATATATAGACGAATATGAAATAATTACAGGGAACCCATGCGGGGAACAGCCATTACCTAAAGATGGAGCTTGCAATTTAGGCTCAATTAATTTATCTGTGTTTATAGATAAACCATTCACAAGTGATGCAAAATTCAATTATGAAGAGTTTAAAAAGTCTGTTAGGATTGCAATAAGAGGTTTAGATAGTGTAATAACGGATGGCATGAACTTGCACGCCCTACAAGAACAAAGAGATGTAGCCATGAATTATAGAAATACTGGATTGGGCATTATGGGGTTAGGGGATATGTTTTTCAAATTAGGTATAAAGTATGGTAGCATAGAATCTAAATCTATAACAGGGGAAATTATGGATATTATGTTTAGAGAAGCGATTTTCTCTAGTAACGAATTAGCTAAAGAATATGGGTCTTTCCCAAAATATAGGAGTGAGGTATTAGATTCTGATATAATTAAATATCATTTTGATGAAAATGAAATAGAGATTTTGAAAGTAAATGGGCTTAGAAATTGCTCATTACTATCGGTTGCTCCAAGTGGGTTAAATATATTGGCTCACTATAAAACTTGTTAATTGCTGGAATACCCTTAGAGTCTATATAACTACAACGTAACTAGAAATGGTAAGCGTGAATGTTTTAAAATATATAGAATTGGGCAATCAGCAGATGCATATCTAAATAGTGTAGCCACTTGGAGGAATTATAATGAGTTCTGAAAGTGCTAAACTAAAAAGAGAAAAACTAATCGGTAAAAAATTTGGAAAACTCACTGTTATTGGATTTAAATATGAAATAAAAAGAAAAAGATATTATGTTGTATGCTCTTGTGAATGTGGAAAAGAAACAATAGTAGATCAAAATAAATTAAAAACTGGTCATACTAAATCTTGCGGTTGCAATATATCGGAAATGTTGGTATATAGAAATAAGACATTATTATCAAAACATAATTTAACTAATCATCCAATGTATGTAACTTGGCTCGGTGGATATAAAAGGTGTAATAACGATACCGATTCAAATTATAAAAGATATGGCGGAAGAGGAATAAAATGTGAATGGACTTTAGAAGAAGCTTGTGCTTGGTATGATGAAAATCCAAAGCCAGTTGGAAAGTACAGTTTGGATAGAATAGATAATAATGGCAATTACTGTATTAATAATGTAAGATGGGCGACTGATTTAATGCAAGCTGTGAATAAAGAACATGTTAAAAAGTCAAAAAATATATATGATACTAAAAGTGGAAAAATCAGAGCATGCATTAGCATCAAAGGAGTACAATATAGTAAAACTTTTACTGTATATAAAGAAGCTGAACAGTGGATAGAAGAATTGAGAAACAAAAGATTAGATATGTATTTCAACGACTAAGGTTCGCACACGCGAGAAGTACCGCCAAGCTTATGGGTTTAATTAACTTTTAATTAAAGGGAAACGCAAGTCTTAGAAGATATAGTCTGAACTATATGGAAACATATAGAAGTTCATAAGAGAACTGCTTAGAAAGTTGCGAGTCTAGGTGAACATATGCAATCGGAACTTTATTAAATGTTACAAATGGGATAGAGCCTGCATTTATGATTTCATATAATAGAAAAACTGAATCTCTACATAAAGATAAAGAAGTAGAATATAAAGTATTTATAGAGTCGGCAAAAGAGTATATGGAGATTAATAAAACAGACAAATTACCACCGTATTTCATAACAGCTATGGATATAGACTGGAAAGATAGGGTTGATATACAATCTATTATTCAAAAACATACAGACACAGCCATCTCATCAACCGTCAATTTAAAAAATGAAATAAGGCAAGAAGAGGTCGAGCAATTATATCTATATGCGTGGGAAAAAGGACTAAAAGGAATTACAATATTTAGAGATGGATGTAATAGATCACAAATATTATTTGGAGATTCCGATAAAAAAGAAAAAACGTCTAAAGTTATGATGTCTGAAATACCAAGCGATACATTTTATGTGAAAAGAAAAATAACACATGGATGTGGAACTACGCATTTATTTATAGGATTTTCACCTTCCGAGAATAAAATAGTAGACGTTTATAATATAGCTAAAATGAATGGTGGGTGTCAAAAAAATATTACATCTCAACTTATATTGATTTCTCAGATACTTAGAGTTGGTGGGGATATAAGAGAAGTGCAAAAAACTATTGATGGCATTGATACTTGTGCCAGTTATTACGGAGCTAGACTTAGAGGTGTTCAAGTTTCAGAAGGTAGAAATTGTCCATCTGCTATGGTTAAGGAGATTATAAAAACAGAAGATGAATTAAAAAATAATTCAGATAATACTATTATAGTAAAAAATGTAGATGCTGAAAACAATTTGGATAAAATTGCTGTACCAATATCCAAAACTACTTGTCCAGAGTGTGGTGCAGAGCTAATGCCTCAAGGTGGATGTTGGTCGTGCCAATGTGGTTTTTCGAGGTGCGAATAGTTGAGAACATAGGTGGGTGCAATTCCCACCACAATAAAATTAAATTAAGGAGAGTATATGGATGCAAGAGATATAGTTAAGAAGGGTAGACTTCATCACGTATTAAAATACAATGGTATAGAAATGGACTTGGATTTAATGGAAGATTTAGAAGTCTGCATAGAGGGGAACATAAGAGAGCTTGTCTGTAGATTTGGCAATGGTAATAACGATATAGATATGATAAAGAATAGAATGAATAGTATTATGGCAGAGGCATTAGAGGTTATGATAATGGAATTGCATAACAATGACCCTAAGTACGATATTACAGATCAAGAGGTTATATATGATACTGTGGAAGGGATTGTGTATGAATAGATTAAAACTATGGATTGAGAATATGCAATTAGATTTATTAGCTAGAAGTATAATTAGGTTAGAACGAGCCTTTGATAAAATGAATGGGAAATTATTGAAAACCATTAATAAAGAGGAAGAGTTATACGAAGCTAATCAAAGAAGGAATGAATTGAAAATTATAGAAATAGAAGATTCAATAAATAAATCTAGAAGTGAATGGGTAGATAGAAAGATGGAGTTAAACAACAAAAGAGAGCATGTGCTAAAAGTCAAGAAAGTGCTAGGAGGGGAGTAGTCCCTCCTTTTTATTAGGGGGAATTATGACTAGAGAAGAATTTTGGTATTTATTAATAGACAGATGCAACGAACCTTATATAAGTAAATTTGTAAATGACTTGTCTAATATGAAAACAGGAATTAGCAGAGATGACATTATAGCAGACTGTTATGTGTACTTCATAGAAGATAATTGTAAGAGGTTAGATAAAATACAGAATGAGAATGGTGCTAAAATTGCAATACTGAATAGATTTAGAAGGGTGTATAGGGTATATAAGAAAAAGAATACTGGAATAGAAAATATTGATAGTTATTTTACAGAGTATGAATTAATTAAAATGAAAGAATTGCACTATACAGACTTCCAAAAGAGATTGGCTACGTTTTTCCTAGAAAGAGTTAGGATGTTGGATCAATTAAATATAAATCACACAATGGATTCCAACAAAAGACCCAATCGTTCTTGGTATAAAAAAGAAATCTCATCTATAATATTTAAGACCGATAGAAAGTATAGGACAGCTAGAGGTTTAAATGATTTTATGGAATGGTGTCCTTTAGATGAAGATGAAAGGAACCTGTTATTATATTTCAAATCTAGCTCAAATAGAATAAAGAATTTCAACATATCTGACAAGTACCTAAGAGGAAGTAGAATAGATGACTATAAGGCTATTGGATGCATGAAGGAAATATATGCTAGAATGATGGCAATAGTTTGGAGTGTTGACGATGGCAATTAATTATCAAGGGTTTGTTAAAACCGTACATAAGGCAAAGACAGGAGAAATATACGTAGTGGAGGAATATTTAGGTATAAAATCCTCCAAACATAAATATAGAATTAGGTTTGCTGTGAATGGAAAAGTTAAGGTTGTAGATTATAACCAAATTAAAAATAATGCTGTAACCTTTTCATTCACAAAACCAAGAGGAAAACCAAAACCAAAGTCAAAACCTAAAACCGCATTGCTAGATAAAAATAAGATTGAATTGTGTGGAAATGTGGGAATATTTGCATTAGATTTGGCAACTAGTACAACGGGTTATGCAGTCTTTCATAATGTGAATTATATAGAGTCGGGAGTTATATCTAAGTCAAATAAAGACAAATTTATTAGAATTAATGATATGCTTAATGAGGTTATGTTTCGTATTAAACAACATAAGGTGGATGTAGTCGTCATAGAGGATATATTTCTGTCGGGACATAACAATGTAGGCGTAACGTCTTATAAAGCCTTGTCAAATATTCAAGGTGCAATAGTTGATAGATTGATAGTGGATGGGTATAAATATCATCTCACAATGCCTAATGAGTGGAGATCATCCTTCTTTAAAGGCAAACATAACAGAGAGCAGAGTAAGATCATGGCTATTGAATATGTTAGAGATGTGATGGGGTTGGATGTTGTGGAAGATGAAGCTGAGGCAATACTTATAGGAATGAGCCATTTAAAGAAATACTATAAAATTGATTGACATAAAGTATAAAGTATGATATAATTATTACATATCAAATAACAGTTTAGGAGGGGTTATGTTAGAAATAAATAATACTAGAGTATATGGATTAGAGGAGAGTATAATATCAAGTGGGTATCCGATGATGGCAGAAGAAATAAGTGAATGGGATGATTACGCTGAGGATTTAATTACAGAAAAGGACATTAATAGAGCTATAAAGTTAGGAAATACACCACAAGGTTCAGGACACTCAAATTATTTGAAGGGTATTATAGTACAATTTGATTTGAAGTATCCCAATTATTTTACACCGCAACTCCAAAGATATAACTTTATAGACATAGTATCATCTACGTCTAAAATGCACAAATTGATTAAAATGGATATTGATGAAATGTGTAATAAATATGTAGATGAAGAAGTTATTATGATTTTGCGACATTGGATTGAGATTTATAATGGATTTCCTAAAGATATAGACAAGGTTGTAGTTGCAGATGGATGGATGTGTCAATGTGAACAATGGCAAGATTTTTCAGCTTTTGCATATAATGGCATGTTTGATGAAAAATATGGCGAGGGCGTTTGGATGGACAATAAAAAAGAATACACAAAGCATGAAATATTTATGAAAATAATATCTAATACTCCTATGGGATTAGAGCAAACTATGAGAATATCAACTAATTATTTACAACTTAGAACTATTTATAATCAGCGTAAATCGCACAAGCTTGAGGATTGGAGTATATTTTGCGATTGGTGTGAAACATTACCATACTTTAAAGAATTTTGCTTAGGAGGAATAAATGGCTAAGAAAGAAAAAGTGAATGTGTTAGGTACGGAGTATACAATAAAATATAAAACCCAAGAAGAGGATTTGGCATTGCTAGAGTGTGATGGATATTGCGATTTTACCACTAAAGATATAATGGTCAAATTGTATGAAACCGACTCTCCATTAGCCTTTAATGATATAAATTCTTATTATAGGCATGTTGTAAGGCATGAGATTGCTCATGCTTTTATGTATGAATCTGGATTGAATGTTTGCAATGACTACGCTAGGAATGAAGAATTGATAGATTGGATAGCAATTCAGTTACCTAAGCTAGCTAAAGCTGTAGAGAGGTATATGTAGGAGGTTAAGATGAAAAGATTATTAAAAAACGTGGAAAGCCTTACGAGAATCGGGCTAGAGTTTATGGGTTGTAAAAATATAGAATATAATATTTACAATAAATGCGATGAATCTTTTATAGAAATATCCTTGTTTTATGTAAATCAAGATTATGATGTTTTTGTTGATGCAAATTTACCACTAGATAAAATTGTAGAAGATATTAAAAAGGCATTTTTAGATATGGCTTTTGCTATAGAATTAAATAGATATATTGATACATATAATATGGATATTCAAAGAAACCCACATTATGATGTAGCGTAGGAGGTTGCTATGAAGGTGCCGATGAAAACAGAATGATTAAGCTTAAGCAAACGCACCCTAAATTGTATAAATTTTTAATGGATGAAATGAACTATAAAGAGATCTGCAAAGAATTAAAAATACCTGTATAAATTCAGAAATTTATCTGAACTTACAGAGAGAGGTGAGATATGAAAATAGTTAGATGTATAACTTGTATGAGACAAGTAAAAATAAAAGAGGAAACTAAAAAGTACAGATGTGTGCACTGCAATACAGAATATGAGTATGCGGAAATAATAGAAGATAACTTACTAGAAAAAAAAGGAGAGAATGTTGATTAATACGGATGAGATAATAAAATATGACACAGAGGTAAAATTTGCAAGAGAACACAATAAAGTGCCTATTCCAACTAGAAGGGAAGGGGATTGCGGATTCGATATATATGCCGACCCTAAATGGATTAGAGAAGAGCATGATGGATATTTAGTAATTAATTCATTGGAAACTGTTATGATTCCTACAGGGCTAAGGACTGTAATTGATAGTGGCTACTATGCTCAAATTCAAGAGAGAGGCTCTACAGGGGTCAAAGCTATGAAATATGGGAGTGGGGTAATAGATTCATCGTATAGGGGAGTATATAATATTGTTATCACGAATTGTAGTGATAGCCCAATTATAATATATGATGATAAAGACGAATTTATTAAAACTAATGTGGAATATTTAAAAAATAAGACACATGAAAAGTATATAGACTACCCTGTATCTAAAGGTATAGCACAATTTCTAATATTGCCTGTGCCTAAAGTTAAAATGACAGAAGTGTCGGTTGAAGAGGTATTGGCAGATAAAACTGAAAGAGGAGAAGGAAAATTAGGTAGTAGTGGAAAATAGGGGTTGCATAATGCAATCCCTTGTGTTATAATAGATATTATATATAGAGGAGGAGATTTATATTAAGCCTGTATTTAAAGAAGAAATGGATTTTTTAGGAATTGATAGTAAATATGAAAACTTATTATGGGTAGACAAACGGGCATATCGTGGATTTGATAAAGATATGAATATGATTAAATATGGCAGAAGTTTAGAGAAGTTACCACAAGACATATCTAACCTAATTACGCATAATAAATTTTGTGATATATATTATGATAAAAATATTAAAGATAAAGTTGAGTATGAAAAAGACAAATTTAAAGAGTATCTATTAAGTAATAATTATGAGGAATATGTAATATCTGTAAGTGGCGGAAAAGACTCTACTGTATGTGGTGAAATATCTATGCAAGCATTAGATGAATTAGGTATTGATTATAGAATATTATTTGGTAATACATCAAATGAGACACACTTCACATATCAATATGTTAAAAAGACATATGGTGGTAAATTAGAGATAGCGAACCCATCCGAAGGCTTCTATCAATGGTGCAAGAGAAATAAATTTATACCTACTAGATTCGGCAGGGCTTGCTGTAGTGTATTTAAAGAGGGGAATATAGGTGAATATCTCAACCCTACTATTACAACACTTCATATTTTAGGTATGAGAAGAGATGAGAGTAAGACTAGAAGTGAATATAAACAAGTCAGAAAAGGTAAATGGAAAGAAAAAATGGCACAGGAAAATTGGGATATGTATTTGCCTATTATAGAATTTAATGATTTAGATATATGGTCATATCTCATAGCAAATAATATAGAATATAATCAATTATATAAATTCGGATATGGTAGAGTAGGGTGTACTAATTGTCCATACAGGAATGATTATGAACTAAAATTAAATAAATATTTTCTACCTAAATATGATAAAGAATGGAAAAAGATATTAATTCAATATTTTAAAGACACTAAACAATGGATATATAAAAATTGTACGGTGCAAGAATTTTTAGATGGGGACTGGAGAGCTGGTGTTGTAAGAGAAGTTCCGACCGATGAGGTAATTTTAGAATTTGCAGATTATATGAATATCACATATGAAAAAGCTAGTAAATACTTTAAGCAAAACAGATGTGATTGTGGTAAAGGATTGAGTGGAGATATGATTGCGTTAAACATGAAGTTGTTAGGAAGGGAAACTAATGCTAGAATGTGTTTAAAATGCTTAGCTGAATTTCTAGGCACAACTAAGGCTAAATTAAAAGAAGAGATAGAGAGATTTAAAGATGAAGGGTGTAATTTATTTTAATAGAGGGTTGTTAATTCAACCTTCTATGTTATAAGGGGGATAAAGTATTGAATTGGATTTCATGTCATACACATACAGATTTAAGTAACAGCATATTGACAGATTCACCATGTAGCTATAGTGATTATATAGCTCGTGCTAAAGAGTTAGGGATGAAAGGATTAATAATAACAGAACATGGAAACGCTCTGTCTTGGCTAAAGAAAAAGAATGAATTAGAGAAGAATGGAATGAAATATGTATTTGCTTGTGAAGGTTATGTAACAAGCTCAAGGGAGGCGGATAACTCATTTCATCTCTGCATATATGGACTAAACAATGAAGGTAGAAGAGAAATAAACCAACTCATATCTAATGCTTATAAGAGGGATAGGTCATTCTATCGTAGACCTCGTATGATGATAGATGATGTATTAGAATGTGAGAATATAGCAATAGCAACAGCTTGCCTTGCCTCTGCATTGGCTAGGGATATAGAAGGTGAGGTTGCACAGAAGTTGTTAGCATGGGGGTTAGAGAATAAAGATAAATTTTTCTTAGAAATTCAACCACATGATTATGCAGAACAAATTGAATATAATAAGAAGTTAATAGAATTATCAAAACAGCATGGCTATAAATTGATAGCATCTAATGATGTGCATTATACAGATAAATTTACAGGTGAAGTTAGAACTAAAATGCAACAATCTAAAGGTATGAACTTTACAGATGAGGATAGTTTTGATCTTTCATTAAAATCATATGATGAGATGTTGTTGGGGTATATTAAGCAAGGGATAGATGAAAGTATAGCAAAAGAGTCTCTAGCTAATACTAATGTATTATATGATATGGCTGAGGAATATGAGGTGGACAAGTCATTTAAATACCCTAATCTATATGACAATCCTATCAAGATGATGACAGATAGATGTTTAGAGGAATTTAAAAATAAAGGATTTGTCGGAAATAAAGAATATGCAGATAGATTAATTCAAGAATTAGAAGTGTATAGAGTTATGGGTGCAGAATCATATATGTTGTTATTCTCAGATTGGATAAGAGGATTAAAAGATGATGGGATTCACGTTGGCTACAGCAGAGGTTCAAGTTCGGGAAGTATCGTATCGTACTTATTAGGGATTACAGAGATAGACCCAATAATGTTTAAGACCAGTTTTAGTAGATTTATGAATGAACATCGTGTGAGTTTGGCGGATATAGATGTTGATATAGCCCCCAACGAAAGAGATAGGGCTAAAGAATGGTTTTATGGTGTGAATGGATTAAACTGTAGTGACATAATAACATTCGGCACAGAACAAGAAGCGGGTGCTATTGATATGATGGGTAGAGGTTTTAACTTACCATTAAGAGAAGTGGAGAATATTAAAAATAATGTGTCGGACTCAAGAAAAGATGAAAAATATACTGACTTCTTTAAGTATGTAGATATAACCATAGACACTACTACTAAGATAGGTAGACACCCTGCTGGAGTATTGGTTTCAGACTTAGATATAGAGAAAGAAATAGGATTGATTACTATTACGGATAAAACCACAGAGAAGGGTTATAGGACTGCCTCACAGCTTAATATGAAAGAGTTGGAAGAATTAGGGTATGTAAAGGCGGATGCCTTAGGATTAGCCAATATAGGCGTTATAAATAAGACTTTTGAATATATAGGCATGGAAAGATTGAATCCTCAAACTTGTGACTTTACAGATATGAATGTATGGAACAATATTAAAAAAAGTCCTGTTGGGATCTTTCAATTTGAAGCTGAGAAGTCACATGAACAATTAGCACAAGCTATAGATAATATACGTGGCACTGAATTAATAAAGGTCATGAGTTTTGTTTCTGGATGTATACGCCCTTCGGGAGCATCAATAAGGAAGGATTACCTATCGGGAAAAAAGTACGACAACGGACATGAAGCCATAAATGAATTTTATAAAGGCAATTCGGGGTATATCATATATCAAGAAGATTTAATATCATTCTTAACACAATTTTGTGGTTATAGTGAAGCTATGGCGGACGTAGTTAGAAGAGCTGTGGCCAAAAAAGGAGATACTCGCTCATTAATAAATGATATAAGGATTGGATTTAAGAATAATTTTAGTCAAAAATACAATGTGAGCGGAGACGAGTGTGATAAATTAGTAAATGGATTTTTAGAGATAGTTGAACTAGCCTCAGACTATTCATTTTCATATAACCATGCTATAACATACTCTATAACAGGATTTATATGTGGATGGCTTAGAACTTACCATGAAAAAGAATTTATCACAGCTAATCTAAATGAGTTTAAAGATAAGACTGATAAAATGAAGGAGATATTCAACTACATTAAACAGCATACCAACCTCAAAATAGAGCCACCAAGATTTGGCAAGGCTACTATGGAATATTCATACGACAAAGAAAGGGACATTATCTATGAAGGATTATATGGAGCTAAGGGGTTGTCTAAAAATACAGAGCAAGAGTTGAATAAAATAGACAATATGCAGTTTAATTCATTCTTTGAATTACTCATTTATATGAAAGATAATGATATAAAATTGTCTTCATCTGATATTTCAATCTTAATCAAGCTAGACTTTTTTAAAGAGTTTGGAAACCAAAAAGCATTGCTAGATATTGCAGAATTGACTGTTAGCTCAGAGAGTAAATTATCATACAAAAGCGGCAGCATTACAAAAGCTGTTGAAAAATATGATGGATTAAGATCGGAATTAAATGAGTTGAATAATTCTACAATTAACAACATTATAGATATGATAATTTATATCAAAGATAATAAACTAAAAATCTCTGCTACTGATATTAAATTCTTAGCTAAGATTGGAGTTATAGAGTTAGGTATAACAGAATCTGAACTGTCTGATATCCTCTCATTGGCTCTAGGAACTAAGAGTGCAGTAAAATACACATCTGTTAAATCGGAAGAGCTTAGAATGACCAAGAGAGAGGCATTATATAACCACGTTGCTAATATAGTAGACATGGACAACTTATACTTTAAGTTAAATGAGGAAGTTGATATAAAGGTTGGAGTGTTGTCAGAATTGTATAATATAGTTGCAGAAATTGAGTCAAGCAATGAAGATTTGCCAGAAATACAAAAATCTGTAAATGAATTACAAATTCTAGGTCACACTAGCAAGATATTCCCTAGCATGGAAAATGAGTTTATGTATATACTAGACAGAAAAAAGCCATACTCTACTTATATAGTTAAAACCTTCTCCCTTAAAACGGGTGAGATTAAAACTTATAAAGTTAAAAAAGATAATATGATTGCAGAGAAAGATCAATTAATATTAGTTAATGCAACAGAAGAAAAAGAAGGAAGCATGTTAGTGGATGGCAAATGGCAGAAAACGGGTATGTTCCATAGCTTTATAGAGTCGATGAGTGTAGTGAAGATATAAAAAAAGTGTTGACTTTAAAAATTGATTGTGTTATAATAGGTGTATATTAAATTACTAGGAGGAATTGATGAGTTCAAGTAGACAGAAAAGAAGAAATGAAGCTAAGGTTATAATACAACAAGAGAAGAAAAAGAAATCTAGAGAGTTGCAACACGCTAGGAGAAAACAAAAAAAGAAGGAGATTATTGGTGTAAAACATCTAAGCATTAAAGCCAAGATTAAAGATGTTATAGATGGATTAAAGAAAAGAGAAAATAGAGATGCAACCATTCTTTATATGCCGAATAGCTTATATGAAGTAGCATCCGTATGGTTAGAAGATGGAAAATTTAATGAAACTGTAGATGTTGTAGCGTGGGATTTAGAATTACATGGTGAGATAATTACAGAGTTAGGTGTAGATGTAAAAATAGATTTAGTTGCGGATTAATTTCCGTAGCTAAGTTTATATAAAGTGATGAATTTATCGGGAGTGGTTAGATGTTAATGCTAAGGTTTTATATAAAGATGGCACTATAAAAAAGTGTGACAAAAAAAAGTATTAAAAAAGTAAAATGCAATCAAGAGTTAAGAAAAAAAATGTTTGAAATAGTATAAAGTCAGAAGTTTATCCAAATATAGGGAGGCGAGATGTATAAAATAAATAAAAATATCATACCTAGTCAAAATGATTTAGATGTGTATATAGGCAAAACATTTCAAAGCAACTATCATGGTAAATTTAAAGTTCTAGGTATACATTCGGTGGGTAGAAGAAGTACAAAAAAATATCTATGCCAATTTGAAGATGGAGGTATAACTATTAGTGATGGAAATGTAATTAGGAAGGGTGAAATTAAGCCTAACTATTATGCAGAGGAAGAGGTTGAGATAGATGAGTCATTGGAAAAAGAGAACGCAAAACTTAGAAAACAACTACAAAAGTCTAGAGATGATTTGAGAATACTTAGAAAAGATGACAGGTCTATGTATAGAAATAATGAAGTATATTCTAATTTTATAGATTCATTAATGGATTATGTAGATAATAGATGCGACAACTACACCCCATGCAGAATTAAGCCCATTGATGAAAACCTACAAAAGCAAATGATTCTATGTTTTGGTGACCACCATCTTGGTCAAAAAATATCGTTACCAACTAATGAATTTAATATGGATGTCGCCAGACAAAGATTGTTTAAGTATGTAAATAAATCCTTAGAATATGCCAAATCTATGAACATATCTAACATAACAGTTTTGTGGGTAGGAGATGGATTGAATTTAGATGATAGATTAGATCAACTCTTGACCAATCAATATACTAGAGCAGAATCATTTTTAAGGGCGTTCGATTTATATTGTGAGATAGTTGAGTATTTATTAAATAAAGGATATGAGATAAGTATGGCTGGGATTGTAGGCAATGAATCTAGGATGAAAGGTCACGAACATATGTCTAACGTAGATGATGTTGCTAAAGACAATTTAGATTATATGGTATATCAAATGTTAAAGAGAAAATATAAAAACTATATTACATTTATAAATGATTGTGATAAATTAGAAGATATGATTCATGTAAACGGACATGAGATTATCATACTTCATGGTAACAATATAAAACATTCAAATCTAGATCGAGAAATCAAATCAGTTAAAGAAAGATGGTTCACATATAGTGGAATATGGGCGGACTACGCTATGCTTGGACACATTCATTCCCCATTAATAACTAGTGACTATGCGAGAAGCTCAAGTCTATGTGGAGAGAATAGCTACTCTGATAAAAAATTAAATATATCGTTCTCTTCTGTATCACAAAATATGTTTATAGTCGGAAAAGATATACATGGCATTATAGTAGATTGCAGATAAAATAAATATACCGAGGGGGCAATATGAATTACATTTTTGATACATGTGCATTATTATCTAACCCAAGCTTAGTAGAAGAAAAAATGGAAAACAAAGAAGATAAGGTTATTATTCCTCACACTGTATTCTTAGAATTAACAAACTTAAAGAAAGGTTATTTAGACTCTAGCAGATTGTCTAGAGAAGTTTTAAATCTAATAGCAGAGAAGTGGATATATGAGCCTAATTTTGAGATATATGGTGAGAAAGACCACTACAATATTAAATCATATAGTATAGGAATAGATAATGATGGTGTTATATTTGAGATAGCATTGAGGTATAGAAAGTTATTTGGTGAATCCACATTGCTAACTGCCGATAAAGATTTAGTTATATATTGCAGAAATCACAATCTAAAAAATGAATATGTTAGAATTGAAATAGAACGTATTGGTGGACAGAAAATTCTTAACTCAGAATTTAAAGGATATAGGATATTTAGATATGGTGAGAGTGAAGATGTAGATCAAAAGATAACAAAACACTATGCCAATATATCAAATCAGAATTTTAATGAGAATGTGTTTGAATTATATCCCAATGAATATATTTGTATAGAAGGAACGAAAGGTTCTAGTCTAGGTAGATGGGATTCTAAAAAGAAAAGAATTGTTAAATTGCAAACTTCCGATAGAATGTTACCAAAGAATATGCAACAAGCTTTTGCTATAGATATGATGTTAAATAAAGAGTCTCCAATTAAGATTATAGCGGGCGGGTTTGGTTCAGGGAAAAGCTTCTTGGCAACGCAATATGCGTGGTATGAGTCAATAGGATTTAGTGGAAAGAAAATTATGTTTGTTAGGAATCCAATGGGAGATACAGACTCTGCCGATGTGGGATTCTTAAAAGGGGATTTACTAACAAAGCTTATGCCTTACTTTATGCCTATAGTTGATAATCTAGAAGGTGGAGAGGTTGAATTTATGAAGAAAATGGATCAAGGCAAACTAGAATTGATGATTCCATTACATGCAAAAGGTAGAAGTTTGAAAAATACTACTATGGTGGTAGACGAAGCTGAGGATTTAACTATAAAAACATTAAAATTGCTAGGCTCTAGAATAGGAGAAAATTCAGAAATTATATTCTCTGGAGACTACTCTCAGTCTGAACGTGCCTATTTGAATAATAATGGTCTAGTCCATTTTATAGACATATCTAAAGGGTTGGATTTAGTTTCATGTGTAGTGTTAGAAGAAGATGTTAGAAGTGAAGCTAGTAAAATATTTGCTGATATGTAATCAATAAAAAATTATGCAAGGATTCAAAAAAAGTCCTTGCATTTTATTTTATAACGTGTTATAATTATTACATAATAGAAAACGGAGGGGATTTATGAGTAAAGAAAAATACATCGACATATTGAGTATAATTATCACAAAAGGCAGTTTGCATGGAGGAGTTAAGTACAGCTATAGAGATATGAAACTCAATGGCAGAGCAAAGAAGCACCCAACAGGCACATCTAAGAATACGATACATAGAAAAGGGAAAAGAGAGTCGGCATATAAACTCCTATGCCATAAATATTCCTTTATGAAGAAGGTGTATGATTGTAAAAGAGATAACATAGATTTCAATGAAATTCCAAATGTAGATGTATCGCCAAGAGAATTTTTAATTAAATCTTTTGGATATACAGAGCGTGAGATTGATAATGCAATAGGTTATTTTAAAAATTTATATAATGTTAATCTATTAGAAACAAAGCATGGTTATTATACATTCAGATTATTTCAAAGCGATAAATATGTATTCTAAAGAAATTGCATATGCTGAGAATATTGTAATAGAGCATTTAGGAGAGGATGTGGTAAGTATAGTGAATATATCTGTGAAAGAGTTGCCTAAAAATATCACAGCTAGGACAGGATTTCATAGATATAAGAATATAGTTGTTGGTATTATATTAGAAATTAATATAGCTACAATACAATTAGACGATGAAATGCTACTTAGGAGTGTGATAGAGCATGAAATTGTACACATAGCTACTGAAATATTGAATGATAAGAATCAAGGTCACAATGAGAAATTCTTTGCTATGGCTAAGGTGCTGGATATAGAAACTAATGAATTTAGGAGGTTTAATGAATAAATTTCTAAGATGGTTTTACGGTGATGCAATTAAAGTAGGAAATTGCTGTGGAGATTGCAAACATTATGAATTGTGTTATTATAATCATGTGGAAAAGGATATGCAAAATACATTAGAACATCCAGCGTGCGATAAATTTAAAGGGGGAGTATAAATGTCGGTAATATTATTTGATAAGTGGAAAATTGACAGAAAGGATAATTTAAATATTGTGTTATCAGAAAAATCTATTACAGAGAAAGATGGAGAGGAAAAAGTGGCATGGACATTTAGAGGATATTTCAGAGATTTAGATGGCATAGCTACTAGAATATCTAAGGAATATATAAATGAATCATGCGATGAAGCACAAACTCTTTCCGATCTGTTAAAATATATTAGTAGAATAGAAGGTAATATTAAAAATATAGTATTAGAAAAAATAGAAGAATAGGCTATGAGGTTCTGAGAGTCCATATGAGCTATTTTAAATTCAATCCTAATTAGATTACCTAAAGTGATTTAAAATGATTCTATGGCTCTCTCACGGCTTTATATGACTATATGAGATGTAAAAATTGTATCACAAGTTACAAAAATCTCAATTTTCAAAAAGCGATACAATTTTGCGATACAATTTAGTGGTAAAAAGCGATACAATTTTATATGGGTGGTGTGGTAATGATAGATAATGTTAGTATTATAGAAATGTTAATGGGTATAATTTTAAAATATTAGATTTAATAGATACTGATTTATATAATGCTATAAATTTAGAAGTTGAATATCATAATATAAATAGACGCAATAAATATATTCCAAAAAATAAATTTGGAGGATATTTGGAATGTTTTAAAGAGGTATATTTTAATGAAAAAAAATACAAATAAGTTTATTTTTTTAATAATTGGAGGAATGTTATTTATGAAAACAAATATTAGTTTGTTGGCGAAAAAAAGTATTGAAAAAACTATTAAACTAGAAGGTGGGTATTCTAATCACATAAATGATAGTGGTGGTTGCACCTCTATGGGAATTACAGAATCTGTGGCTAGAGCAAATGGTTATAATGGAGATATGCGCGATCTTAGTTATGAAATGGCAGTAGAAATATATTATAATGAATATTGGAAAACTCTTAGGTTGGATGATATCTACGATGAAGAATTAAGCTATATGGTGTATGACTGTGGGGTAAATTGTGGCATAAAAACATCTGCTAGGCTATTGCAAAAGGCTACTAATTGGGCTTATAAAAAAGATGTATTAGCTGAGGATGGCATGATAGGAAAAAATACTATAGAAATTGTGAATGAATATAAAGATGTAGATAGAATAAAAGTGTTATTTGAAATGCTAAAGATTGCTAGATATGTTGAAATTACAGAAGCTAGGGATAAAAATAAGGCATTTATTTACGGATGGAGTCGTAGAACTGTTGTGTATGACGCTATAAAGAAATAAGGGTGATATATGATAAATTATAATTTATATAAAAGATTACGTAGTGTTGAACTATATTATCAACATAAATTAATAGATATTAATAACAAACTGAGTAAATGTACTATGTTTAGTTCGCTAGGATATGTGATATATTTAGAGAATCAAAATCACAAATACACAAAGCTAATGAGAGAAGTCAGTATAGAAATTGATTATATGGAGGAGAGAAATGAAATATGAAATTGGGGATAAAGTTAGAATTAGAGAGGATTTAAATGAACATGTAGGTCGTATTTTTGATGTTGTAGATGATATGTCAAAATATAAAGGAAGGGAATGTGAGATCATATTTAAGGAGGGTAACAGATACCGTATCAACTTAGATGGTGGCAAGTGGAGTTGGAGCGATGAAATGATTGAAGGGTCGACAGAAATGGATAAGGAAGATTCAAAACCGCAATCCGTTGACAACGGTGGTAGCACTTCATATTATGCTCTACCTAAAGGTGCAAAAGATATACAAGATTTAATAGAGTATAAAGATATGAATTTTAGTCTTGGTAATATTCTGAAAGCTTGCTATAGACTAGGGAATTGCGATCATTCTGATAGGGTTAGAGATTTAAATAAAATAATATGGTTTGCGGAGCGTGAATTAGAATTAGCATTGAGAGAGGGTTAAATCCTTCTCTCTTTTTATAGGGAGGTATAATGATTAAGGTAGATAGCAAAGTTAGAATTAAAACTGTTAATGAGATAGGTGGCTTATTCCCCGATACAGAGTTTTATAATTGGATATTAGAGAATGGTGGTAAGGTTTATATTGTAAGAGAAGTTAGAGGAAAAATGATAAGGCTACAAGGGTTTGATTTTTGTATGTATATGGAGGATGTGGAAGAAATTGGGTAAAATAGATAAAAAATTTATAAGATTAAAAAGAGGAGAGGAGAGTATACACATAAATAAAGAGCAATATAAAGAAGAAACGGGGTTAACATTAAAATCCCAAGTAATGGATTATAAATTAGTATATTATCTATTAAGTGTATTGCAATCTATAAATGCAGATAAGATAATATATGAGAAGAATATAAGTGTGGATATAAGAGATTATCCAGAAAATTTCACTAAAAAGCAATATAGAGATACCGTTGCCAAGAAAATGCTATCTGCTAAATGTACTTATATAAAAAATAGAAAGATAACTCATTTTAATATACTAGAAAAAGTAAGTTATAGCAAAGACGATATATATATTTTAGATTTATTATTTACAGATGAGGCAATAAATGCAATAACTAATTTAAGAGAGTTTACAATTCTAGATTTGCAGAACATGAGTGAATGCAATACGGTCTATGAGATAGTATTGTATGTTTTATTTTCTAAATGGATAAATTCTGAATATGTAAACTTTGAAATTACCATTGAAAATTTTAGAGCTTTGATAGGTAAAGGCACAAGCACTAAGGTTATAATAAGAGAGATTTCAAAAGCTATTCCAAGAGTTAATAAAAATATGGGGCTAGATATGGATTTTGAGAAAATATACAAGGATAATAATGAGAGGCGTATACATAAAATAGAATTTTATGACAAAAGTTAGACTGTCTCGGTTTGCACCCTAATCGTCTCGGTTTGCACCCTAATCGTCTCGGTTTGCACCCTAATTACATATGCAATCACTCATTAGGTTGGTATTATACAGGGATTAAGCGAGGCGACTTTTTTGCTAATAATAATATAATAGTAATTTAAATAATAAAATAATATTGTCGGGTAGCGTGGAAACATACGCCACCTCGACTCTTTGCTAAAATAAAAAATAAAAGTGTTGACGTATTGTATTGAATGTGTTATAATTAATCATATCAAATAAACGGAGGTAGTTATGAGAAAATTTGAGGTGACAGATAATTATACTGGTGAGATTGTGTTAGAATTAAATGTAGAAAAGGGCACATTAAAGGATTTGATACCAAGCATTGCTGATAGTTATTGCGACAAAGGAATATATTTCACACCTTGCATTAGTGACGAGAATGTTTTTATGTCTAGCGATGATAAAATATCTATTAAGGAGGTATTATAATTGGTAGACTTGGATACTAATGAACAGACTTGTGCTAGATGTGGTAGGTGGTTCTATACGGAGGAATTAACTATGGGATATTGTGAAGGATGTCAAATTGAGATAGATATGGAAATTGACAGATATAGAGATGAAAATTAGGGGGACTCAAATAATGAAAATTAAATTTATTGAAGATTTAAAAAGAATTAAAGGATTAGCAGAGAGCGAAGGATACCAATACCCCACTGCTATTAGAACTGTATTGCAAAGAGATGTTACATTAGCCGAGACTGATAAGATTATAAGTTTAGTTAAATCGTATTGTGGCGATGTTGAATGATATATAATTATAGCCATGTTAGTGATTTCAACAGAGAGCCTCAGCTATTAATGGATAGTGAGAGCTATGCAGAAGAGTTGTATTATTGGTTGAGATGTGAATCCATAAACCCCGAACATGTATATCTTTGGCTATATGATGGTACATTCAAAGCTTCACACAATCATAAAGAATATCTTTATAGGGTGGTGTAAGATGAAACTTAGAAGTGGTGGAAAATTATATGCTGTGCTGAATGATAGATTTGATGGAGATATGGACAAATTCAAAGAATATGCCATGAGCAAATCTCTTACTGAAATAAGTATAGAGTTTAATGTGCATAAAGGGATTATTAGTATAATTAGATCAAAAATAGCAGGTGGTAGTCAAAATTTATTCATAGAGCGTTGCAAACTCTTTCCAAAGGTGTGCGGTAATTTAAAACTTGGTACATTTAAGAATAATGATGAAGATGTATTGTGGTGCATACAGATGCTGAAAGACACAGATGCTAATAGTATAGACTATAAATTAGCAGGTAGGAATATACAAATTTTAGGATTAGATAAAGGCAGAATTAGGCGTGTTATGGATGAATGGAGTTAAATATGTTCTATGTGTAGCGTTGTTAGTTTTAATTGGGTGTCGTGCTCCAATAGAAATTATTAAACAATATATCCAAAATCAAAGAAAGTAAGGAGGTGAAAGTCTATGGAAAAACTAAACAAAGCTTACAAATTTAGGTTAAAACCAAATCAAGAGCAAAGAAATCTTATAGAGAGAACTTTTGGTTCAGCTAGATTTATTTACAATAAATTGCTGGCTGATAGTAAAGCTCACTATGAAACTACTGGAAAGAGTAAAATATTTACTCCTGCTATGTATAAGAAAGAGTTTCCTTGGTTAAAGGAAGTTGATAGCCTTGCTCTTGCTAATGCTCAAATGAATATGAAGAAAGCTTTTACTAACTTCTTTCAAAAAAGAGCACAGTTCCCTAAATTCAAGAGTAAGAAACACCCTAAGAGGTCTTATTCTACCAATTCAGTTAATAACTCGATTAGAATTGAAGGAAACAAGGTCAAACTTCCTAAGCTTGGATTAGTTACTTTTGTAAACCATAGACTTATACCTCAAGATCACAAAATCAAATCAGCCACTATCTCTAGAACTTCAACAGGAAAGTATTATATATCTATCCTTACAGAGTATCAAATAGAGATAATAAAGCAACCTAGTGACAATATGGTAGGGTTAGACTTTTCTATGAAAGAACTGTATGTATCATCAGATGGAAAGAAAGCCAATTTCCCAAGATATTACAGAGCTATGGAAAAGAAACTAGCTAGAGCACAGAGAAAACTCTCTAAGAGGGTTAAAGGCTCTAATAACTACCATAAGCAAAGATTAATTGTCGCAAAGCTACACGAAAAGGTAGCTAATCAGAGAAAAGACTTTCTACATAAGAAATCAAGAGAACTTGTTTCTACGTATGGGGCAATAGCCATTGAAGACCTTAATATGAAAGGTATGTCACAGGCTCTTAACTTTGGAAAGTCTGTATCTGATAATGGATGGGGTATGTTTACCACATTCCTTGAGTACAAAGTTAAACTAGAAGGAAAGCAAGTAATAAAGATTGATAAATGGTATCCATCTTCTAAGACTTGTTCCTCTTGTGGTGCTCTAAAATCAAATCTGAAATTATCAGACCGTACATTCTCTTGTGATTGTGGTTACACAGTCGATAGAGATGTAAATGCGTCTATCAACATAAAAAGGGAAGGGCATTCCCTGTTAGCTTGGTAAACTTAGGTAGCTAGTACAAGTACTTATTACCCAAGAAGCTCCCCCCTCAAGACGTTAGTCTAGGTGGTGAGAGTATGTCACAACTGTAGAATATTGTGGTACATGTGTATACAGAAATGAGTATTATTGCAATAAGCATGAGCAAGAATTGTATGGAACTTTACACAGAGTGTGCCACGACTATATAAATAAGGAGATGAGTGTTATGGAGGTTGTAAGAGATGGCGTGAAGTATGTGTGGATAGAAAAGCCTAACATGGCTGACTGTCAAGATGAATGTGCTTTTTGTGATGGTAAGATAGTGGATTGTTATGATAGGTGTATAGAAGTCACAGGGATGACATATAATGGGTATTGGGAGGAAGTGTAGGATGTATAAATTAGTAACATTTAAAACTGTTGATGGTAAAAGTTGTATTGAGGGGGAATTGATTAAAGAGTTTCATATAAAGGATGGAAGATTGATATATCTATCTCAAGACAACATTAGATGTAACAGAGAGTTGTGTAAATATGATGAAGTGTGGATAGATGATATGGAGTTGTGTGGCACAAATGGGTAACATATTTTTAAAGACAGATTAATTTCTGTCTTTTTTTATTGTC